TGGAAGCGCTCTTTAGCCCCTTCCACGAACCAGAGGAGTTCCCTCTCCCTCATAGTGCCGTAGGCCTCGTCTGTCCAAATGAGGACTTCGCCTTCGTTTAGCACTGTTGAAGCGAGTTGGTAGAGGAGTTCCTCGGTTTGAATCGGAACGTCGTCGTTTCGAATCCATCGGACGACTCCGTTGCGGTATTCACGTCGTGTGAAAGTCGTCTTCTCCGGGTTGAGTCCAATGCAAGTGAAGGTCACTCGCCCTTCGAGTTCTTCGAGATCGTGGAGTCCAGTGATCGGCTTCGCCTTGCCTGTGACAGGAATCTCGAGAGAGTCGACCCCTAGCGAAGAGAAGTCACTGTGCTTCTTCTCCCACTCATCAGCGTATTCAGCGAGTTTCATCACTCTTCTCCTCGTGGAGAGAGTAGCGGTAAGACCACGTTCCAGATGCTACGGCGGCGATGATGATGAGCGGGAAAGTGATAGGCCAAGGCGCCCAGAACGTGAACATCACCCAAACCACCCCTGCGTAGGCGGTGAATGCGATGATGAGCGAGGTGAACTGGACCCAATCGATCTTGTACTTCATGATGTCTCTCCTTGTATGGGAGGCCTTCCTTTGGCCTCATACCTATATTTTATAGGTTTTCCTATAATTTATCAAGTGGAAGAAGGGTGAATCACTCCAAATCTTCGGCCTCATCAATGACGACTGTGAGTTGAACCATTGCATCGAGAATGGCTCCTCTAAGAAAACTCCCGTGAATCTCGTCATCGTTGACGGCATCGTAGAGAGGACGAAGAATCGCCATAGCTTCACGAGTGGTTTCGATGATTTCGCTAGTGTCCATCGGGATCATTCTCCTGAGCTAAGAGGGTAGTGGGTCTTGAGTCCTTCGGCGAGGTCCTGGAGTTGGTCGTACGCCTTCGCCTTCTTCTCGAGAATCTTGTTCTTCTTGCGAAGATCACGAACCATGTAGACCAGCGAAGCGATGATGAGGAGAAGGGTGATAATAACTGCGGCTAAAGCTCTACACTGGGAGTTGAGTGAGGAGTTTTGGTCCTTCAGTGACTTGTTCTCCTTGAGTCGGAGGTCTGCGACGTCTCCTGACTCGAGACTAGTCCCTTTCTCGATGTGGTAGGTGTCCCCTCCTCCCATCTTCTCTGTGTTGAGTACTCCAGTGACGCCAACTTTTGTTTCAGGGTTGAGGCAAAGAAAGACCGTTCGGGTGGAGTCGTCTCTATAGGGCCCGCAAATCACCTCCCCTCCTCCCGTTGCCTCCCTGGCGGACCGGACGTAGTACGTTTCATCACCCATAACCATTGTTGTGGGCGGGAGTTTGGGTTCATCTCCAGGCTTCGAAGCAGCGGAAGCCGTGCCAAAACCTCCGAGAAGTGCGGTGACTCCGAGGAGGGTGCTAGCGAGAATCTTGACTTTCGTGTTCATGATTGTTCTCCTTGTTCGAGTTGTAGTAGTGTTGAGAATGAGAGTGTGTCTCCGAACCGCTTTCCCTCGTCGAAGAGGTGTTGTTGAGTCGGCGGCTCAGCGACTTTGACAGGTTCGTAGGGTACTAACCCGTCTTCGTAGGTGGATTTTGGGGTTGGAGGGAGTCTCGAGAGGAGGCTTTGGGCGACTCCGCAGTAGATCGAGTTGAGTGTCATCGTGGTTTTGCGGTAGTTGAGCCTATCGAGTTCTTCTTGACACCTCCTGATGACGTCTTTGTAGGCTTTGCGGACTCGACTTCTCGCTTGAGAACTTCCCGAGAGGGTGACTTCTCTCGTGAAATAGCGTGAATCTTCGGCGAGTAGAGTGTATCTCGGCGTGACTTCGTATGCGATGCATATCGCTGTGAGGATAAACGACTGTGCATTGGTCGTGAGTGGGTTGTCCGAGTACGTGAACTTCCTGTCATCTTCGTCATCTACGTCGATTTCGGTGATGTTGTACTTCTTCATGAGTTTCTCGGCTTGAGTGTAGGCGAGTTTCTTCTCGTTCTCGGACGAACTCGACGAAGCTAGTGTGAGTAGTTGCCTTACTCGCGCTTTGATGCGCTCCTCTGCGAGTGTTGTCTTCATACCTATATTTTATAGGATTTCCTATAAACAATCAACTGGAAGAAAACCTTTTCTAACAAGAGAACAACGAGTAGGACAAGATGGGAATAGGAAACCCCGTAACAAATCCCTTCTACAAGGATCCACTACGGGGTTTCAGGTACCTCTAGAGTGACCTTACTGGATAAGAGTCACCTTAGAGTCACCGAGAGAACCATCTTCACGCACTGTTCCAGCGATGCCATCTTCGAGACCGGCCTGAACTTCGCGAGCATGCTTCTCGTGATCGTGGGAGTCTTCACCAACAACTCGACCGTAAGGGTGAATCACTGGAGAAGTGTAGAGGTAGCCATCGTCGCCGAGTTCCTGGTTAGCGATATCAACTTCGACGAGGAAGCCGATTTCACGGAACTTGTCTTCCGCTCTCTTCTTGAGATCGAAAAGGGTGCGAAGATCGTCACTGCGACCGATGAACTCATTCTGGATCTCCGCCCAAACGAGAGTAATGCGATTCATCTCGTCCGGGTAGAGCTCTAACTCACTCACTTCTTGTCTCCTGCCATGCGTCGGATTGCGAGAGCCCCAAGACCTGCCGTGAGAAGACCCGTGCCGATGAAGAGCGGAGTAGAATCCGAGCCGGTACGAGCGAGGCTTGTAGGGGCGGGACTCTTAGGAGAGTTCTCCTGGGGCTTTTCAGGGGACGGAGTCGGGTCGGACTGCGGCTTATCCTCGGTCTTCTTAGGAGTCTCGGAGGGCTTCGGGGTTTCCGAGGGCTTAGAGGGCTCGGGAGCCGGAGTCGTAGAGGGCTTAGGATCAGGGGTCACCGAGGGTCCGGGGGTAGGCTCGGAGGGCTTGGAGGGTTCGGGGTTAGGTGTAGAAGGCTTCGAAGGCTCAGGGTTAGGAGTCACCGAAGGCTCAGGGGTTGGGTTAGAGGGCTTCGAGGGTTCGGGAGTAGGCTCCGAGGGCTTGGACGGCTCAGGCGTCGGTTCCGAAGGCTTCGAAGGCTCGGGCTCCGGCGTCACAGACGGGTTCGAAGGCTCAGGGGAGGGAACGGGGGGCTTAGGCTTCGTAGAACCATCACCATCCGTACCACCGCTAGACTTCACTTCGGCGGTTGCTTCAAGCTTCATGCCATTGACTTCGGCATGATTGGTCGCAGAGGTTTGACCCTCGGGCACCACCGTGTGTTCCGGAGGATAGGCGACACAAGTCTTCGTGCCATCCGGAGCGGTGAACTTGATGGTGTTCTCGTCCACTTGAGTAGCAGTGATAGTCTCAGTCGTGGCCGGATCCCACGTAGCGGACTTAGCACACTTCACGGTCGGGCCAAGCTTCGCATCGAAGTCCTTGACGGTATACTCGACACCCCCGTTAGCGATCCACTTGATGCCCCAAGAGATGGTGCCATCCGCATTAGACCACCCGAACTTAATGTTCTCGGGTGTTGCGAACTCGTAGTGGGCCGGGCCACTACAATCATTAGTACACTCGCCGGTGCCTTCCTTGTCGCCCCAGACGAGCGTCTTCACGACTTCACCGTTGAGAGTAATCGTACCCTCGTTAGTGCCAATCGCACCTCCCAGGAGACGTGCTCGAGCCCACCAGGTTCCGTGAACGTCCGTCTTGTCGACGTAGGCGGCGGGAACTTCGTTGACCTTACACGTGAGAGTTGCCTGGTCAGCGGTGCACTCACCGACAACCGACCCGTCATCGAGAGTGAACGGAAAACTGGCATACCATTCGAACGGAGCCTTGCCTTCGTTCGGGGTAGTCGAGACAGTGAAGGACTGGCCGACTTCGAGTTTCTCGGTGGACCAGGTTCCTCCAACGTTGATTTCGGAGGACGTCTGGCGAGACGAGGACGTTGCCTTCGTGATCTCCGCCTTGATCGGCGTAGAGGCGTAGGCGGCGTGTGAGAGAGAGAAGAGGAGTGCTCCTGTGAGGAGGATTCCTCCTGCGGTTCGTGTGTTCACGGGTTTTTCCTTCCGGGTTAATGAAGAAGTCGGTCTTCCTCATATCTATATTTTATAGGTTTTCCTATAATTAATCAACTGGAAAACCAAAATGCCTGGGAAACTAACGCAATTCTCCAGGAACTAGAGGTCGATGTTCGTGTAGACTACGAATTCGCACGGTTGAGTGAAGCCTACGGAGCGTTCACTAGGAGGAGTCCACCCTGCGGCGTCATAGAAACGCTTTCTACGTTCCCACTCTCCCTCCGAAACATTCTCGTCCCGGTCTGTGTTGTTCCAATAAGAGAAGTCGCTACACCAATCTTGGGTTGAAAGCGCCTCTGTGTAGTCTTGACATTCGGAGAACACCTTGAATACGACCGTGTCTTCCTCAGGTCCACGCATGATTAGTGCGTCGTAGAAGATGTCAAGAGGGCTAAGGGTGCGCATCGAAGTGTTTTTGAACTCCTCCATGCGCCTATAGAGGGTAGTTACGGAGTCATGCTTACTACACTTGGCGTAGTCATCGATATACTCCGGGAGAATACGCTTAGTATCGGACGGTAGATCTACGAGAAGAGCATCGAAACTCGCGCCTTCCCAAGTGAGATTAGCGTCGTGTCGTAGACGTTCTCCGAGACACTCTAGTTGTTCACGAAACTTGGCGAAGAAAATCGGGTTGATAGTCTCTCGAATGCGATCCGCCGCTTCGAAGACACCGAGATTTGTGATGAAGTAGTCGTATGCTTTAGTGCTCATTGTGCTTCTCCTTGTTCCAAGGCATTGTAGTAGTGTAGTAGATTGCGACTCTCCGCTTAGGGACTGGTCCGGATTCCTCTTCGACGGCCATCTTAACAATGTCCGCGTATTCGGGAATCGTGTCGAGCATCTTGCGAACCATCTCCGGTGTTAGAGGAGTAGGCTCGCAGATTCTTAGAAGTGCATACCTCTCGGCTCGGCGATTCGTGACTTTCTCTCCTAGAACGTGTCCGGGAAGGAGACTACGAATCTTCCATCATTGAATGGAGTGAGAACCGTGAGACGAGACTTGATGTAGCTTCGGTTGACTTGAGAGTCTTGAACGATAAGCCACTTCCCGTTGTGTGAGACAAGTTCGCTCGGGAAGGAGAGAATCGGAGCGAGTTCGATCGGGAAGAAGAGCTTGAGAGTGCCCCAAATGAAGTAGGAGCGTCCAGGCTCAGGAGTGAAGTCATCGAAGTCGACTCCGAGAACCACCTCTCCACCGAGGTTAGAAGTGTACTCCTCGAGTTCTTTGAGGAAGAGTTTTTCCCACTCCTTGTCCTTCTCCTGGCGTAGAGCCTTGTGTTCGGTGAGTCTTAGAACAAGACGGAGTGAAGTAATGAAAGACCGTGTCGGGTCTTCGGGAAGCGGGTGGGTGAAGATTTGCATTCTAGTTCCTTTCTAGTACGGAAATGCGGTCGAGAAGCTCATTCGGGTTGGTTGAGGACCCGAGGAGAAGTGTCTTCCCATTGAGAAAATCGGATTGGAACCTAGCCCAGGGGAGAATCCTTCCTGTGAGAGGGTAGATTCTATGAGAAACGAGGCCGAAGCCTTTGGAGATGAAGAAGTTGGAGTCCTCGGAGAGTTGGTAGACGTCCATTTGAGTCATGAGATACTCCTTCGCGAGGTGGAAGAAGTCCTTGATAGCGCTGTTGTGTTGAGACAACATCATTGTCGTCTGGATCGAGAAGACTTCCATCCCAGTTTTCGGGAGTGGAGAGACGAGATAGCCACCCGACTCGTTCTCGATGAACACCGCTCCTTTGAAGTTTCTACGGAAGTCGTCTTCGCAGTAGAGTTGAAACCCTGGGGCAAGCGATTTCACTCGGTAGATTCCCCCTGGACGCTTTTCTACTGCCGAAACCCGCACACTAGAACGGTCTACTGCGATGTGATACTCCATTAGTCTTCGAGCTCCTTGAGGTAGTCGATCTCGTTGAGTCGATCCGTCGGGTCGGTTGTGAAGTAGTAGCCACTCGGGACTACGTCGTCTCCTTCGTAGAATCCTGTGATTCGGTCGGCTACCCTGCGAATCTCGTACTCTACACGGTCCGTAGTCGCTGAGTCTCCGAACGCTTCCCAGCGTAGTTCATCGCAGACTTCGTCGATGTCGTTGAAGCAACGGTTGTCTTCCGAGATTTTGAGAGCTTCTTCGAGCTCTTCTCGTGTTTCGATCACTTCTTCTCCTTAGAAGATGGGTTCTTACACCACTATTTTATAGGATTTCTTATAAAGAATCAAGTGGACAAAGAGAAACCCGCACCACCATTGAAGAGATGATGCGGGTTTCTTCTACTAGAGCGAGGACTTGTCGCTAAGCCGATTAACGATGGCGGCAACTTCGCAATCGAGGAAGTGAGTAGCAGGGTTGAAGCCAATCGAGTAGCCCCATTCGTCCTCGTCGAGCTTCGTGAAGAGACGTCCGTCAATGAAAATATCGGTTCCGACCTCGAGTTCGCTTAGGTCAACATTGACCTTCTCGTTGGACTTGGGTCCTCCCCACATCGTGACTCCGGTGGGAACGTTGAAGGATTCTCCGATCGCATCGGCGATGATCTCGTCGGTCTCGAAATTGTTTCGCATGATTGCTCTCCTTGTAGTTGGGAGGCCTCCTGTTGGCCTCTATACCTATATTTTATAGGATTTCCTATAAACAATCAACTGGAAACAAAGAAAACCCGCATTACTAATGAGAAAGTAACGCGGGAATTCTATTAGTTGGAGAGTTTGCCGCCTCCCAGCGTGTTGAGAACAGCGGCCATCTCACAATCGGAGAGTTCGACACCGAAGATGATGTAGTACTCCCACTTGTCTTCTCCCTCCTTCGAGAAGAAGCCGCCATCGTCCAGGAAAATGTTGGACCTGACCGGAAGATCGCTGAGATCAACGACAATATCTTCGCCGGAGTCGTCTCGAAGTGTGACCACGGTCGGGAAACCGTCGTACTTTCCGATCACGTCGTCCATGAGACCTTCGATCATTTGATAGCTTGCCATGATGTTCTCCTTTGTACTAGAAAGAGTCAAGTAGGGATAAAGAAACACCCTCCCTAACGATGAAGTCTAGGAGAAGGGTGTTTCTTAGAAGGGATCAGCGGTAGCGGGGGAAGATCTCGAGACGGAGCGGGAAACCGGCCCTGGCGACATCATTGGCGAAACTGTCGACGTCCCAAAGCTCCTTGCCGTTCTCGTTGTAGAAGGCATCCGCCATAGCGACGAAGTAGATAGTCGAGCCGTTAACTCGAATCACGGAACACGGATCCATCGTCGCAGGGTCGAGGTAGAGAGGGTAGTTTCTGAAATTGATGAGTTCGTCTTCGGTAACGGCCTCGAACCATTCATCCTCATCCTCGAAGGTGATGGAGTCGACGGGAGAGGAGGAGGGGCCATACATGAACCTGAGGGAGTCCTCCTCGGCAAGAATCGAAGAAGCCTCTTCGTCATAGACGTAGCCGCCTCCGAAAGGAAGAGACCCGCACCAACCCTGCGAAGTCTTGAAAGCGGTACCGTAGTCGTTGAAGAGAGTCGTGCCTACGGGAAGTGAGGCAAGATCAACTTCGTTCCCTTCGACCAGGACTCCGTTCTCCGCGGTCTTGACCTTCGCCGTCTTCGAAGAGCAAGCCTCAAGGGTTGCCTTGAAGACGTCGGTGATTTCGTTGATTTCGTTTGCAGTGAGCTTTCTCATGAAACACTCCTAAGTAGTAGTGAAGGATCCTTCAAAGCTTAGAGGAAGCAAGAAATGGATTATTTCTCTGGCCAGTTGAGAAGACCGACTCGGCCGCCGTTTTCTACGACGGTTTGACACATCGTAGCAACCGCGTGGTCGTCGAAGGTCGGGTTGTATGACTCCGGAGAAACCCACTCTTCGTAGAGTCTAAAGTAGTAGACCTCGCCGATTCGGAGAAGAGTACCCGGGAGTGCATCGAGAATATTGATGAAAGTCTCGCATCTCCCCTCACTCGCTCGAACTATGTAGCCACTACGTTTTCCAGTGTCGGGAGTTGGCTCGTCTACGAGGGTTTCACGGAGTTTCTCCACGAGTTTCTCGAATTCTTCGGTGTTCACTTTCTTTCTCCTTCTTCGAATTCGTGGCATCCACGCCACTTACTCCATAAGCCCCATGTCAAAACGTTGAGAACAGGGCTTTCAACGGTTAGTTCGGGATAGGCCACTTGGATTCACTCTTCCAAATAGGCTCGGACACAGGCCATCCCACGAGCGGAATGATACTTGCCTTGAATGCGATCCAGGAAAACTCCTGGTTCGTGAGTTTGACATCACCTCCATGCGCTAGATGCTCCCAAGCTCCGTCCGTTTGAAGAACCCAGACGCCGTCCTTCTTGACGAACATGAACCTATCGAGAGTCGCGGATTGTCCTTCGGCGAGATTCTCGAAGTTCACCCAAACAGGTCGAGTGTAGAACACCGTCAAAGCCGAGATGATGACGGGTTCACTCTCGAGTTCTTCGAAGTTTTCTTCGTCTCGAGCCTCTTCCACGAGTTCCTCGAGCTCCTTGAGATTCTTGATCATTGTCTTCTACCCTCTCAAGCGTTGGCCGGGACCTTGACGACGCTTCTCATGAGAGCAGGAACCCCTCCATGCTTCGTGAAGAGTAGAGCGAGTGCCTTGTCTACGAGAGTCACGGCTTCAACCCACTTTCCGTAGCGCCACACGTTACCTTCCTTGACGAAGGCGAACCCCGAGTACCCGATGATCGAACCTGAGTCGAGCTGTGAAAGGTCGATGTCCATCTGGGGCCAAGGCTTCGAAATCTTGCAGATGTCCATTCGAACCGTCGACTCTGTCTCTTCGAGGTAAGAGAGTGCGGCGTCGAGTGCCTCCCTGTCGAGTTCGAAGGTTGTAAGAATCACTCTTCTTCACCCTCTCCGGCAATGTTGAGGATCTCGACGATCTTCCCAGCTCGACGAGCTTCACGGCATTCGAGAGCGAGTCCTCCACTCGTCTCCGAAACCCAGGTGTCTTCACACCGCCAAAGGTGGTTCCTGAAGGTGTAAACCCTCTCCCCGATCTGGATCTTGGAGTCGTCCTCGTGGACCGAGAAGATGTTCACTCGGTGTCCGGCGTACATTCCCTGGGTCGGAGTGAAGCAAAAGTCTTCTCCGAGAGCGACTTCCTTGGATATGTCAGAGGGGCAAGCAAGTCGAGCGATTTCTTCTTCGATCGCGCTCTTGAGCTTGTCCGAGAGTTCGTAGTTCATGGTTGTTCTCCTTGTAGTTGAGGTCCTCTTCTCGGCCTCATACCTATATTTTATAGGAAAACTTATAAACAATCAACTGGAACACAAAGAAAACCACCCTCAACGGTGAAGTCAAGGGTGGTTTCTGTGAGACTAACCCCTAACGGGTGAAGGGGTTAGGGTAGACTTCGAAGCGAAGCGGAAAACTCGGGAAGTACTCGGCGATTGCCTTCGCGTTACCCTCAGGCGAGTGGGTTTCAAACCCGTCCTCAAACCTAATCCAGCAATCACCGGTGTGGGCCGATGAGGCGGTGACTTGGAAGGAAGAAGAGCCGTTAACGACAATTACGTCGCCTCCGGTCGCCCTCCAACCGTCGAGGGGGAGCTCATAGCCGCCAAAGTCGATGGACTTGTTCTCAACGAAGGCTTCGTAAAGCTCTTCCTCGTTCTCGAAGGTGACGGAACCGGCCGGGCTAGAGTAAGGACCACGTACGAACTCGGCCTCATTACCCTCATCAGCGGCCTGGGTTAGAATAGAAGCAAGGAGCCCGTTATTGGGGGTGGCGCCACCTTTGGGGTAGTCTCCTAACCAACCCTCGTCGGTCTTGAAGGCATTACCAACTCCTCCGTTACCCCTAGGCCAGCAAATACCAGTGCCTCTAGGAAGACTACCGAGATCCACGATCTCGCCGTCGATCGGGCACTCCTTGTCCTCCCCAGCCGTCCTCGTAGTACATGTCTCGAGAACCGCTTCGAAGACGTCGGTAATCTCATTGATTTCTTTTGAGGTGAGTTTTCTCACGGAAGTTCTCCTAGAATAGAGAATGTCTTACACTACTTACCGAAACTCGAAGGGGGTTAGTTGAGTCTCTTGAAGCGGGGATATCCACCCCCACCTTCTACGTAATCGACGAGGTCTTCACTCGTCCAGGAGCCACCTCGTTCGTCAATCCACCCATCCGGGATTCGGAAGACGAACCAGTCGCCGTCATCGACACTCAAGCAAGTCCCGAGATGAACCTTCTCCAGGTCGAAAGTCCGGTCGTAAATGTCATTGGTGAGAGTATCGTTCACATCTACCTCCTAGATGCAATGTTCGCAGACGTTGTCTTCGACGATTTCGCCTTCTTGAGTTTCACTAGCCAAAGCTCGGAGAGCATAGAACGGAGCGATATAGTTCTCATCCGTAGTCCTATTGAGAATGACCTTGAACCCTTCACGCCTATAGACGCGGTCAGGGTACTTCTCTTCGAGTTCTTCGAAAGTCGAGAAAATCACTTTCGCATTCCCTTCACGATTACGTCCGTAGAAGTCGCGTAGAGTTTGCCTCTGTTCTTCGAAGCCTCATAGAGAGAGTTGAAGAGTTCCACGTCCGAGTATTGCGAGTTTGAGGAGAGCCAAACTTCGCCACTCCAAGCCTTCAAGAAGAAGCCGCCATTCGAACTACAAAAGACGGTGTTGGCCGGGAACCCTGTGAAGTCTTCGACCGAGTAGTACGCTACGACCCCGTCATTCCACTTGACTTTGATCTCCCTCTTAGTCACGGAGTCCATGATGCTTTGAAGCTCTTCGAGGCATTCTTCGAGGTTCATTCGTCGACTCCCGGATCATAGACGCACTTGAACTGGTCGTTGAAGAGAAGAAAGTTGAACATCTGGTAGTTGTCAACTACGCCTCTTGAGGTCGTAGACCAATCTCCCTTGATTGTCTTCGTGAAGGTTTCACTGTCATAAGAGAGGATCGTCCCTGTCTCGAGATCGTAGAGCTCTTCAACGTTAGAAATCTCGAAGAGAATCCCGGCCTCGTTCTTGTCGAGAATCGTGATCGGCTCATCAAGGTCGAGTTCATAGAGGCTTTCACGCACTCGGCTTAACCGGTTGAAAGCGTCCTTGAGTTCTTCACGGGTAGTCATGTTTAGGCTCCTTCGAAAGTGTCAGGGGTGTAGACGAAGTAGATGGGGAAGTCGTCGGCTGCGAGTGAGACGAAAACTGCGAAGAGTTCCTTCGTGTCGAGAGGCCTATCACGGAAAGTGGAGACCCACTGGACTGTGTTCTTCTTCATGAAGTAGTCATCGTCGGCGTAGAGAAGGGTTCCAACCGGAAGCCAGAGAAGATCTCGATAGTTTGAGATCCCGAACCCTCTCGACTTCTCGTCTCCCGTCTTCCTCTTCACGGGAATCGGCCTCGAAAGCTTCTCCTGGGAGAGTTCACGGAGCTTTTCATAAAGCCTCGTCGTAGTCTCGTTGAGTTCCTTAGCGTCCATGAGTCACTCCTCCTCGAAGACTCGGGTTCGGTCTTCACTCAAGTGAGGCTCGGGACGGTAGGCGAGTCGGACCACCGCTTCGTCGTCTACGGCTCGGAGAAGAAAAATGAAGAAGTCGAAGTCGGTGAGGTTTCGGTTATCGTAGGAGACCCAGAAACCGTCGGTCGTCTTCATGTAGGCGAGTCCGTAGAAGGTGATGAGGGTCCCCGCCGGAGCATTCGAGATGTCCTTGAAGCTCCTCACCATCATCGGATCGGTTTCGTCTTCCTGGCGGATGAAAATGTCGAAGTAGTTCGGAGTGTTGATGAACTCGAGCGACTCTTCGCGGTCCTTGAGTGCGGCTTCGATGATCTTGTCGTGGCGTCGCATTGCTCTTCTCTCCTCTCAGTGACGACCGGGGTAGTAGGCGAGAGAAATCTCCATGTGGGAGTCTACGGCTCGGAGGATGGAGATGAAGAAGTCGAACTCAGTGAGGAAGGTCCCGTCGTGGTAGACCCACATTCCCTTGTTCGTCTTCATGTAGGAGTACGTGTTGATCGTAATGATCGTTCCGGAAGGAGCATTCGAGATGTCTTGGAAGCTCTTCACCGTCATCGAAGCGGCCTTCTTCTCTCCGGGGATCGTGAAGTTGATCTGGTCCTTCTCGTTGAAGATCTGGGCAGCCTCGAAGCGTGCCTTCTTCGCCTCTCCGATGATCTTAGCGTAGCTCATTGTTCTCTCCTTGTAGTAGGAAGGCCTTCCTTATTGGCCTTCATACCTATATTTTATAGGATTTCCTATAAACAATCAACTGGAACAACGAGAAAATCATCGAGAAATCGAGAGACAATTCCCCTTAGACGCCGTAGAGAGAACCAATTGATAGACCTCATTGTGGCCAAAGAAGGTACCGGACCAGGAAACCCACCCAGGACTACACGAAACTCTCATGTATTCGCTGTTGTTGATCCTAAGACGAACACCAGGAGGAAGACTACGAAGAGAAGCAACCGAGAGAATTGTGAGGGGTGGGTCGTTGGGAACCCGAGAGTGAATTACGATAGGCTCTTCGAGTTCTTTGCTGAAAACCTGGTCGACTTGAAACTTACACTCCCAATAGGACTCGAGAATGTCTTCGTAGTCACTCATGAGAAACGGCTCCATCCGGGTAGGGAGGCATTTTGCTGCCCTTATCGAGAAGATTGAGAATCGCGAGGTCAGACTTCTCGGATTGAAGAAAACGAAGAACGGTCTCCATGTCTCCAGGAGTGAAAGACGCGTGGGCGGACATCTTCCAGTAGGACGGGTTCACCTTCTTGAACTCGAAGATACCGGTTCGAATGACTTGTCCAACTGGGAGAGTCTTGAAGTCGTTGACGTTCACTGAGAAGCCACCTCCAGATTGATGAGAAACGCCGGATCCCGAGAAGAAAGGTAGGAGTCAATGATGAGACACACGACTTCGAAATTCGAAAGACGAGAGCCAAGTCCGTTAACCCACGAATCCTTCGGGAGACTCACTTTGAAGAATTGAGTCCCATCCGAGAGTTTGATATGGGAGCCTACTCCGAGCCTGAAGAACTCCCTAAACGGGAGGTCGAACTCACCCCCATGGTCCTTCATCGGGAGTGGGACGAAGGAGGTCTCGAGACTCTTGCGGGTTTCATCGTAGAACTTCCCGATTTGGCATCGAAGTGCGTAGAGTTCTTTGTTCACTTGAGCATTCACTTGAATTCCCTTTCTAGAAGCTTTGAGCAACTACGTGAGCGAGTTTGATCTTGTCTCCGTAAAACGCTCGGGAGACGAGTTTGTAGAAGAGGTCTTTGTCCGTGATTTGAACACCTCGAGAGTTAACCCAGCGGCCTTCGAACCCTTCGAGTTTGAGAAAGACGAGTCGACTATTCGTGACGAGAACATCGCCTGGAACGAAAGTGAGCCAAAAGTCATCGTAGTTGTGAATAGGCTCGTCTAGGTCAATAATCTCGAGATTCACGTCGTATTTCTCAGAGATGGTCTTCTCAACTTCGAGACGGGCTAAGTTGTAGTCCGTGAGAAAGTTCTGGAAGACTTCGTCAGAGATCATTAGAGAAGCCTCCTCTCACGAGAGCCACGGAGTCTCCATTGAAGTAGTCTTCGGCGAGTGTGAAGAAGAAGAAGGAGTTAGACTCCTGGTTTCCATGTCGATCCACCCACTTCTCGACTTTGCCGAACTTCATCTTCTCGAACTCTCCGTGAATGGAGGTGGAGAAGATCGTCCCGACCCTCATTCGGGAGAGGTCGGAGAAACTCGTGATAGGGTCATCGAGGCCTGAGACCTTGATAGACACGCGCCCTTGAGGATCGAGTGCCAAAGCGTGGAGGTTGGCCATCTTGATGCGAGTCTCTTCGAGAAAGTTTCTAAGCATTGAGTCTCTCATAGTAGCTCCTTAGTTAGTGTAGAGGCAATGAAGTGTTTCTCCGAGAGCGACTTTCTTGACGAGAAAATCGAAGAACTCGAAGAGAGTGTAGTGTGTGCCGGTAGTCGAAACCCAGAATCCCTTCCCGCCCATGCGTGTTAGAAAGAAGGTTTCTAAGCCTACTTGCACTACGGTTCCGTAAGTGATGTGGTCAAAGTCGGCGGGACACTGGATTGAGAGTGTCTTAGCATTGGGGCTCGGGAAGAATTGGAGTCCCTCCACGCAGGAATCGAGGTAGAGTCCAAGCCTCTCTCGAGTGTTTTCGCTGAGTTTGGAGACGAAGTCGACGGGAGTGATAGCGTTTTCGCTGTAGGACCTCCCGTAGACGGCTCGATTGTAGAGGAGACGTGAGACTTCTTCGAAAGCCTCTTCGTGGTTTACTCCATCGAGACGGTAAGAGACGAGTCGTGGGAGTTCGTCGATGTTGCCGGCTTCAACGCAGAACTTGTGGAGTTCCTCCTCAAAAGCGTCGAAGCGGGTTCCAGCGATTCCACCACTGTCTACGAGTCGACGGTCTACGGAGTGGAAGATGAAGTCGAGAGTCGGGTAGTAGGTCATTGAAGTCACCCCAAGAAGAAGCCAACGAAGTCGAGAGTGTTCACTTCGATGAGTCGAGGCTCACCGTTGTAGTTAGCGTAGTAGTAGACCAAGTCTTCTCCATCGTGGTAGGCGCCACACTGTTCGAGGACTTCTACGATGAGTTCGAAAGCGTCTTCGAAGTCCATCTCTTCGAATCCCCCGAACTTTCGGGCCTCAATGAGGATTGCGGACTCGAGTTCCTTGTAGGTAGCCATTGCTTTCTTCTCCTAGAGCCACTCGATGAAGTCCGTGATGGCCTCATCGCTGTTGAATCGAGCGAGTTCCACATACTCTCGAGTGGAGTGAACTCGGTAGAAGTAGTCGGAGTAGTGGAGTGTCTGGTCGATCGGGAACATTCCAGTGGGGAGAACTCGGCGGTGGAAGAACTCGTCGTAGTCGAGAGTCTCAGTGACCGGGTTGAGTCCCTTCTTCGAAACGTGAACCGGAGTCCAGACGTCGTCCTTGTCGATTCGCATCCAGTACTCGACGTATTCTCCGTTGACCTTGAACTCCTGGAGGTAGAAGTCGACGGGAGTGAGCCAATCGGCGTCTTCCTGCGGAGTCTTGGGGAGAACCAGGTAGAGGACTCGTCCGTCGTCTACGAGCACTCCTCCTTCGAAAGCGTTCTTGAGGTTCTCGTGAGTGTAGGTCCTCGTGAAGTTCTCGTAGATGACCTCGAAACTCCCGTCCGGATTCTTGAAGACGGGGAGAACAGTGGTCTTGTCCGCCTCAACGATGAGCGTTTGCATGTCTTTCCTCCTTGTAGTAGGAAGCCTTTTCGGCTCCCATACCAATATTTTATAGGAAAACCTATAAATAATCAAGTGGAAACACAAAACTCCTCCCAACCGATTTAGACTAGCCAGGAGAAACTAGAGTAAACCGATCGGGAGGAGTTGACTGAGGAGTCCTATATATATGGACTAGCTTAGCTGTCTCATAGGACTAGAAGGTTCTACGAACTAGAAGGAACCAGGCTTGTGGTGGTCCTTGAGAACCTTGCGAATGTTTGGCTCGAAGAAGTTCGGACCCTTCATCACTTTCCCGTCCTCGCGATAGATCGGCTTGCCACCCTCACCCAACTTCGAGAGATTGGAGCGGTGAACCTCCTCGAGAACGTCGTCGAGCGGAATACCCAACTCAAGAGCCATACCATAGATGACGTAGACTAAGTCAGCTAAGGCGTCAGCGACTTCTACTTCATTGTAACCCTCGGGGTCTTTAGAGGGCGGAAGCGCATTCTTGATCGTCGTCGAGTAGATACTCGTCCACGTCTTGGAACCGTTATCGTAGACTCCCGAGAGAAGTTCGCAGAACTCCTCGAGAATGAGACCAACACGAAGACTAACCCTCTCCGAGGAAGGACGATGAGGGGAATCATAGACAGGCATATCGTAGACGCGGTGAAACTCTCGAACGAGTTCGGACGGACGCATGAAAGAACTCCTAGATGGTAGTGAGAAGGCGTGGCCTTCGAGTAAAGCGCTCGGAGAAGAGATTGAAAGATCTCTGAGAGCAAAACCCATATGTGGACTCACCGGGGACTCCACAAGACTGCAATAATATCAAGGAAAACGGCGAGTGAGGCGAGAAAACAGAGAAAGCCGAGAACTCTCGAGAGAAAGTGATAGTGTCTAGAAGACGTCTCGGAGACAAGCATCACCGCTTTGAAGAAACACTCTCGGGAGAGAAGAAAGAACACGACTGCGAGAAGCGCGAAGAGAAACCCAAACGCGACTAAGATGATGGAAGACATAAGAGACTACTCTCCTTCGAGATTGACGACTTCGGAGTCGAGATTGACGGTTCTAGTGGATAGGTCGAAAAGCGGAGAAGAGACAAGACTCTCCAGAAAATCGGAGGGAAACTCGCACTGCTCCAAAGACACTCCACACTCTTGAAGAAGCCTGAAACCCGCGTAGGAAGGCCTATACTCCCTCACATAGACGACACGATCAATATCGTGGAAGGCGATCCTCTTGCAACATTCTAGGCACGGACTATCGGAAATGTAGAGAGTAGAAAAACCCTTACGGCCTTTATCTGCAAGAGATAGAACGGCTTCCTCAGCATGAATGGTCCTCACACAATGGCCATCGGACATGAGGTGTCCAGCCTCGTCACATTGGGGAGTTTCCCTCGAGTGATTGACGCCCCAACCAACAACAACTCCATCGATTGTCAGACAAGCAGCGACTCTACGACGATCGCAAGAACCCTTCGAACTTAGGGCCAAAACCCCCGCACTCATCAACGCGTCATAGAAGACGCTGGGCGGAAAGTTGCTATATATATATGGAGTGGGGTGAGGGAGGTTGAGAGAATTAGGGCTCACAGTGTCTCCTCAGTGAAAGTCTCTCTGAAACATATCTCTCCATATATCTCTTCTATAGTTAAGTTGAGTTTGAGGAGTGAGTTCATCGCGAGTTTCGGCTCGAGGATTTGAGTGAGTAGATCGCGAGAATCGAGTTCTTTGATTCCTCTCAGTGAAGTGAGAAGTTTGTCGAGAAGATCGGGAGTGAGTTTTGAGGAGAGAACCTCCGCGACTTCCGTGAACTGGATCTTATCGTAGTAGAGTTTTTGGGCTTCGAAGTCAACCGAGTCGAGAAGATCGCTTAACTGTGAGAGAAGAACTTCGGAGTCTTTCTTCAGGAACGTGTAGACTTCGGAAGAGGGTGAGCCTACCGCAAGTTTGAGAACGCCGCCCTTGATCTTCGGAGACATCGAGAGTGTGAAGTCTTTAGAGTGAAGATAGAGTGTAGAGGGTTGAATGATGACTCTATCGAAGTCGAGGTTTTGAGGGAGTTTCGCTGCGAGGGTTTTGAGAACCCCATAGACGGGAGCGGGACTTTCGCGAGGATAAGAGTCGAGAATGTTCCCAACTCCATCCGTATTGAGGAAGACGACTTTCTCGCGATTCTCTTCGAACCAGGTTTTGAGAAGAAAATCACGAACGTTGACGGATTGCTTGCTCCAAAACGTTTGAGAGGCATCGAAGAGTTTCACGAGAGAGAGAACGGCTTCGGGGTAGAAGTGGAATTGCTTCTCTCCAATGAGTGTGTCTACTTCACCGTTCGGGAAGGTTTCGAGAACCGTCAACTCTCCAAGAGACGCTTTGAAGACATCGTACTTCTTGAACTGGTCGTATACTTCAGCGATATTCACTTGCTACCTCAATCCTCAATGATTTCGAGTTCTTCGGGTTCATCGTCGGGTTCGAAATCCGAGGCGTTGTCGAGTTTCGCGAGGATTTGCTTCATTTGATCCTCTGTGACGACTTCACGAACCGCTTGAATGATTTGAGAGAGTTGAGCCATGACCTCGACCATCGAGGAGTCTTCTTTGGCTTCTTTCTCAAACTCGTGAAGCGTCTTGGCGGCGTCGAGACCATCACGTGCAGAAACGGTCTTAGGATTCTCGACCATGTTTTGGAAGCCGATTTGCATCATGGTCTCGGCGTAGGAGGAGTCCGTGACGAGTGAGTCCACCATCTTCTCGAGGCTTTGAGAGGCTTGAAGCGCTCTCTTCTCGAGACTCTTACGTACAATCCACGACTTCGGAGGCATGTGGTTGTGTACGTGGTTGTAGAGGCTCTGGTAGGAGATGCCTTCACCGATTTCGCGGTACTTCTCGTTTTGAGGCTCGATCATCCGAAGAATCTCGGTGTAGGCGAGTCCAGACAAGACTAGAGTGTTGATTGTCCCAACGAAGTCTCGACCCTTCTTGCAAACACGGCATCGAGGCTCGTAGGTGAACTCTGGGTTGCCTCCACCGAGGTTGACGGGAAGCGCTTCTTCGAGTGGAGTACCACCGAACACTTTGTCGTCGTAGGTTGCTTTCATCGGTCTTCTCTCGTCTTGCCCCAACCACGCTTACGAGAGTTCGGGTTGTAGGCTCTTGAGAAACTCCCGGAATAAAGGGAAGCTTCGGGGAAGCCATTCTTGTTGTAGACCTCACGAGTTCTACGATACTCGATTTGAGTAGCCAAGAGAGTTCTCCTCTTCTCGGCCGTACGCTTCTCCGGAGGAAGATTGCGTCTCCACTCCACCAAGAGGCCTTCGGTGAGGTCCTCTAAGTGTCCATCAATCCCGTATTTCATAACCCCAGCTCCTCGGCTAGAATACGAAGCCCCTCGGCGGCGACTTCCTTGATGTTGTATACTTTGTTGTACTTCAACCCTGTGAGAGTTGAAACGGCTCGTGAGTAGATGTAGACTTCGTTGACCGCTTCCCGATGAGAGTCATCGAGTTTCAAGACGCAAGCCTTGATGTCGAAGATCGTGAAGTCTTCACCCAGGATGTTGAGAGAATAGCATCCCTCTCTCTTCGAGAGTTCCTCCCAAGCGAGAAGATTTCTCAAGCATCCTTCGAGAATCTTGAGTGCCTTAGTCCTCTCCACGACGGATCCTCCATTCGCGAATACGTTCGAGAATCCTCACAACCTGGCGAGTCTCTCTTTGAAGTGCATCCGCCTTGCTCCACAGGAAGTAACGGAAGAAAGCTTGATAGCGTTCGCTTTGAGACTCTCGAGAAGCTCTCGCGGACTTGTCGGTTTGGGTACCATCCATGTATCCTTCGTAGAAGCTATTCCACGAGTCGTCGGCGATGTGTTTGGCAAAAGTGGCCTCTAGGAGAAGATCAGAGACACGCTGTGAGAGAATGATTTGCTCTCGGGAGAGTTTGAGGAGAGTCTCTTCGATGTCTTGTCCAGTGAGTAGAGACCAATCCTCCTTCGGGTTTCCTTTACGGTCGAGCTCCCAAATGATTCGACCCTTCTCGTCTTTGAGAAGAATGCCATTCGAGTTCACGGCGGGTTTACGAACCATCACGTAGAGGTCGTCCAAAGCCGCTAGAGTGGATTCGAAGACATCTCCGATCATTCCATCCGAAGCGGCTTTGATTTGAGAGAGAATGGCTTTGTCGTCTTGCTTCCAAGTGTAGGAGAGGCGACGAAAGAGGCTATTCTTCCTGCGAAGTGAAGCGACTCCATCCGAGAGTTTCGTCTCAGTTACGTCGGAGTCGATGTCTTCCTGGTATTGCTTGCGGAGTTTCTCAGCGATTTCTCCGTAAGGGTCTTTCCCCTCATCGAGTGAACTCATCCCACTCACCCTCCTTGAACCCCGTGTAGGCGATAGCGATAGCATCGAAGACGTCGGGTTTGACACCCTTCTCTTCTTTGAGGTTGAAGATCTCGGAGACGCTCTGGCGAACATCGTCCTTGGAAGCGCGGTAGTTGCCTGTCACGAACTTCTTGACGGAAACGGCCGCGTACTCCTTGTACTTCCTCTCTCCGAGAATAGCGAAGGACCTCAAGAAGTTCTCGGTTCCAAGAATGCGATCTCTTTGACCCATGTGTTGAGTAGGAACACGCTCAACGGCGATGGCGTCGATGTGTCCGATCTTCTCCTCGGCTCTATCCAGGAAGTTACGCAAGGCGACCATACCCTCGATCGTCTTCCCGTTGAGAGTCGTCTCCTTGAAAGTGGGAGAGAAGAGACCTGCTTTCACCAAGACACCATCTTCGAGGAAAGCGTACCCTACGTTAACCGCTCCCGGGTCGATACCTAACACTAACACTTAGTTCTCCTTCTCTCTAAAAGGAAGCTTGTTTTCGAGAAGATGAGTGACCCAAGCCCACTTTTCGTAGACCGGATCGAGAAGTTCGGGAGTGGACTTGACGATAAACTCCTTCATGCGGTAGGGGTACTCGGTTTGCACCATGAGAATGATGCATCTCTTGAGGCCAAGCCAGTGCATGTAAGCGTTCATCTGGTAAACCCACTCTTTTTGAGGAGCGGACATCCTCATGAAAGTCGAGGAGGTCTTCGTCTTGATGTCGAGAAGAAAAGTCTCACCCGAGGGATGGTCGATGATGCCGTCAACGTACCCTCTACCGTGAACCTCGTGGTTGTGGACTTCACGCTCGATGTTCTCGGGTTTGGCAAGTCCTGCTTGAATGAGTTGGGTTTGAAGAATCGCGTGGTAGGTCTTCCCGATGGAAGCGGCCATCTCAAGCCCCATACTACGATGTTGAGGCTTCACTTCCCCTAACCCGTAAGCGGGTGCTTTGGCCTCATAGAGTGCTTTGGCGGTGGGAAGACACTCCGAAGAAGGGTGAAAGTACTTGTCTCCGAGACCTCTATAAGGACCTGAGTCAACCGTTACGGTGTAGTGGTCAGGCCAATTGTCGGAGAGAATCGACTTCTCCAGGTAGGGAACGAGAAGTTCACCTCTACCAAGAGAATCGAGTAGTCTAGTTCCAATCACTGAGAAACTCCTCGAGTTTGTTCATCTGTTCGAGAACTCTAGTCTTCATGGGTGGAGTCTTGTAGGCGTCGTAGAGCTTCTCAAGAAAGTCAATGACCTCAACGATCTTCTCAAGATCCGGCTTGACGGGTTTGGGTTGCTCTTTGAGAGAGAGAAGCTCGGAGAAGTCTCGGAGAGGGAGTGCGATCCAATCCGATTTCTTCGTCTGTGAGCCCTCCTCGTATTCGAAGCGGACGGGAAGTGCGAAAGTCTTGCCCATCCCACGCGCTTTCTCCTCCCAAGAGTCGAGGAAGACCCTCTCAAGGCTATACGACTTCTTTCTCGTAGCCTTGCAATCAACGAGGAGGGGGAAGTTGCTCTCCGTCCAATGTCCCGGAGTTACACCATCTCCCGGATCGTTGAATTGGTTCCCTGAAGAAATAGTGAGAGAGAGGCCGAGTATTTCAGCGACCTCTCTCTCGTGTGTTTTCCAGTCAACTTCCGGAGTTGAACCCTGATTACTCATATCCTAATTATATAGGAATTCTTATAACCCATCAACCGGAAACCTGGAAAAATTGTAGGATCTAGCCTTCGTTGAGGCGCTTCAAGAAGCCACTCTCATCGAAATCGGAGCCTGCGGCGTTGTCGATGTCGAAGGACTGGGCAACTCCCTGAATCTCGTGGCCTTTAAGCTTCGCGAGAACCTTCTCCTTCAAAGCCTCCTGGATCTCCGGATGCTCCTTCACGAAGAGAATCACATTGTCCTTGCCGCGAATCTTGCCATCTGGGAACTCAGGGTAGGTGTACGTTCCCCTCGCCGGATTCTCGATGACGTCCGCCAGCATAGCCAAACGAGTGATCTCATCGAGGAAGTCGATGCCAAAGCCATACTTCGACTCGAGATTGTAGAACCAGAAATACGTGGAACGTCCGGGAGCGGAGAGAGAGTTCTTGTGAACCTTGGCGACAACCGAAAACCCCACCTGCAGGTCATCTCCATCGACCTTCTCGAAGACCTTACCCTGACCTCTCTTGAGTTCAACACGAAGAGAAGCGGCGTGTTGCCAGGACTTGCCACCCGGAGTCATTAGACGATGATAGCCAGACATGTCTTCACGGATCTGGTTGATGCCAATCGTGCAGGTCTCGTACTTGCCAGACATGATCTGGGCGAACTGCGAGAATCGGGTGATGGCAAGAGCGTTGCCACCAATGTTCCCGATCTCAGCGGACTTGCCTGTGACTCTCTGGGAAGGGGTACCACCGATGGAGTCGAAGACGGCGATAGCGCACTCTCCGGTAGAAACGGCATCCGTGTACATATCGGTCGCCTGCTCCACGTGGTCCGGTGCTACTACGATGACCCTCTCCCAATCCTCAACGAAGGCCTTCACCCAATCAGGAGTCAAGCGGTGTTCGGCGTCGATGTAGAGGCAAAACCTGTCCGGGAAGAGTTTGAGGCAATTGTTCACCGCGTGAAGAGTGATTGTCGTCTTGCCTACGCCTGGGGCTCCAGCGAACTCTACGACTCGGTTGGTGGGGAGGCCACCGACACCCGTAGCGTAGTCGAGTGCTAAGGAGCCGGTTGAGAAGGTACGGTAGGGTGGAATCTCGGAAGCGAGCATCGCCGACCTCTCACCGTAACGGTTTTGGAGTTGGGTCTTGAGTGATTCGAGTGTTGAAATACGTGCCATGAAAAAACCTTTTCTAACGAAAGAACTCGTGCTTGGGAGGAGTAGTGGTAGTACTCTCGATATCTCTCGTGTCTCTTCCCTATAATCAATCCACTAAATCGAGTGTTAGTTTAATAGGGTAGAGGACGAAAAACAGAAACCTAGTCCTGAAGGTAGTCAAGACGCAAGACTTCTTGCACCATGACACCTCGATCGAGTCTCTTGATTTCGAGAAGAACAGGTCGACCGACCTGGTAGAGAATCTTGTTCGGTACCCACTTGTTCGAGAAGACGGTCGCTGGGAAGACTTCCTCATTGTAGGTCACTTCGATGAAGGCCATCTCACCGTTTCGGGCTTGATGGGTGCGGAGACTAGAGATCATGCCACCGATTCTAGCCACCTCACCGACTTTGAGCTCATTCATCTCTCGAGGAGTCTTGAGTGCCATAGCGTCAAGAATGTCGAGATACTTTTCGAGAGGGTCTTGAGTAATGTAGTTCCCAGCGAGTTCCATTTCGACATCGAAGATGACATTCTCGTCGGAGAGGTCGGGAACAAGTGCATCGATCTTGTTCTTCTCATAGAAGTACTTGAGGAGTTCGCTTCTATTCGGGTTGAGAGAGTCGAAGGCACCGATCTTGATGAGATTCTCGACAACGGTCTTCTTGCGTCCACCTCTACCCGAAGTCTTGGAGAGGTAGTCATCGAGTGACTCATAGGGGCGATACTTGAGAATCTCCTTAACAGCGGAGGCGCCTACGCTTTTGATGTCCCCAAGACCCCAGCGAATACCGCTCTTGGTTAGGGTGAACCTCTCATCGGACTCGTTTACGTCGGGAGGGAGAATGGGAATGCCAGTACGTCGAGCTTCCTTCACGTAGAGATTTGCTCTACCCGGATCGGTTCGCATGAGAGCCGTGAGATACTCTCTCGGGAAGAAGTGCTTCTCATAGGCACCCCACGTCGAGATCATGGCGTAGGCCTGTGAGTGAGCCGAGTTGAATACGTAGATACCCGCCTTCTCGAGCATCTTCCAGCACTCATTAGCGACCTTCACGGGGTCACCTACGCACCCTTCGAGGAACTTGGGGTTCTTGACGCATCGCTCAATGAACTTAGGCTTCTCTTCGAGCATCTTCTCGAAGAGCATTTTACCCATGATCTTGCGAATGCCATCGGCTTCTACGAGAGAGTAACCGGCGAGAACCTGGAAGAGCTTCATGACTTGCTCTTGGTAGACCGCTACTCCGAACGTAGAAGCGAGAACCTCGGACATAAGCGGGTGCGGAGTCTTGATTTCTTCCTCACCCATTCGACGCTTCATGTAGACGTCTAGCTGCCCCGACCTCGTAACGCCAGGACGGTTGACGGCGATAAGGTCGGCGATGTCTCTCTCGTTTTTCGCCTTGAAATCGGGGAGAAGTGACTTGAAGGAAGTCGTTTCAATCTGGAAAATACCAGTAGAGTCGCCTCCGTTGACTTGCTCCCAAATCTCAGGTAGAGCCATCGTCTCTTCGGAGAGTTGATAGAGACGCTTCGGATCTTCTTCTCCGTGTGCAAGCCTATCGCACTCCATGAGGGTATCGAGATGGCGAATGCCGAGAATATCGTACTTGATGAATCCGAGTTTCTCGACAGTGGGTCCATCGAACTGCGTGACGATCTCGTTGTTCTTGACTCGGAGAGGGAGTTGACCGATCAAGGAGACGTCTGAGATAAGTGTTCCAGCGGCATGCTTGGAGGACTGGCGAACCATACCTACCATCTCGGACATTTTCTCGAAAAGGCGAGGGTACTTGGTAGCCCAGGAAGCGAGTTCTCCTCCGGTTTCACGAAGAATCTGGTCCCAGGAGACTTCAATTCTCTCCGTGTCAAGGTCCTTGACTTCGTTGATGACTTCGGACATCTTGTTGACGTCTTCGAGTGGGATTTGAAGCGCCCTACCGAGATCTCGAAGAAGACCACGAGCCTGGAGCCGCGAGAATGTTCCAATACCGCAAACCCTATCACGTCCGAAACGCCAGGAGAGGTACTCCTTGACTTGTCCACGGTGTGATTGAGGGAAGTCGAGGTCGATATCCGGTAGACCACCGATTCTCTCCTCAACCGAGACCACTTCGCCTACTAGATCTTCACCGAAGTCTTTGTAGTCGATCGACTTCTTCTTAGTCTCCTGGAGTTTGATGCGATCACCAGGTTTGAGGAAGCGTGCCATCACTTCACTGCCATCCTCGAGGAAGGCTCTCTCACCGGGGCCAAGAGTTAGAGTCTCAACTCCAACGTCGATGTAGAGGAGAGAACCTCGCTGAGGATTGAGGAACCTCTCGAACATGAGACCGTATTTAATAGGGTCGATCTCAGTAATGTCGAGAAGGAAGGCAGTTAAAGAGCCTCCACCCGAACCACGAGCAGGTCCTACAAGCCAAGAAGACTTCTTGAAAGGAACGGTCGCAGGATTCTTGGCAAACTTGCAATAGTCGGCTACAATGTTGAAGTAGCCGGGGAAGCCTTTTGCCAGAATAATGGAGAGTTCGTAGTCTAAACGCTCCCGGTAGTTCTCGAGGGTGTCGGGCATCTCGGCACCGGCATCGAACTGCTTTACGATCTTCTCTTTGAAGCCGGACTCTACATTGGAGAGGAAGAGTTGCTCGTCCTTAATAAAGTCCCCAGTAATGAGAGGCTCGTGGAGTTTCTTGCTAATTTCAACCCCTCTACACCTCTCGGCAATCTTGGAAGTATTCTCGATCGCTTCCTCGATGATGTCGTCACTAATACCGTGTCGATTCATCCAGTAGTAGATCTCGTCATCGTCCATGATCCAGGCGGCGGTTTCGCCTCTAGTGTCGAACTGGTCCTGGTTCGTAGACATTGCCCAGACGATCTGGTGATTCTCGAAGTGGCATCTCTCGGCGTAGTGGGCGTCATTCACTACGATGAGACCTAAGCCAAGTTCACGAGCGAGTCGAACCTTCCCGTGATTCATCTTGGTGATTTGCTGGCTCACCTCGAGGTCATGAGGGTTCTTGGAGTCGATCATCTGCCACGTGTGAAGTTCGAGGAAGAAGTTCTCCTTCCCGAACACGCTGATGAACTTCGAAACCCACGCTTTGGCTTCCTCGTACTTGTCTTCGACGAGAAAACGTGCTGTATTGGAGAGAAGACAACCGTCGGAGGCGATGAGGCCTTCGCTGTACTTTCTAAGCATCTCCCAATCAGCGAGAGGGCGATAGTAGAAACCCTCAATGTAGGCGAGAGAAGAGATTGCCCAGAGGTTTGAGAGGCCCTTCGAAGTTTCGGCCCAAACGCAATAGTGAGAGTTGAGTCGAGACTTTGTCGCTTTGGTCTCTTCGATGGAGTCTACGACATAACCCTCCATGCCGTAGATTGGAGTGATGCCTACTTCTTTACAGGCCTCTTCGAGAAAAATGTGGCCACTCACTTCACCGTGGTCAGTGAGGCCAACGGCCGTTCCGTTAATCTCCTTGACTCGATCGGCGATTTGCTTGATGGAAGCATACCCGTCAAGAAAGGAGAATTCGCTGTGTGTGTGAAGTGAAACGTACTTACCCATGCTTCCTCCTCAGGAAACCTACTCCCCGCCTACATTGAAGTGGACGGGGAGTAGGGGAGAGATTACTTGGAGCGGTATTCGCGGATCTGGTCCTGGAGAGAAAGAGAACCAGCGGAGTTAGAGGAAGGCGCAGGTGCCGGATCGCTGTCGGGTCCAAGATGCTTCTTGTAGTAGCCTTCGGAGCCGAGAATCTCGAGGTAGTCCTGGACGGAGAGGTGGAAGAGCTTGGCGATCTTGTAGCGGTCTTCGACCTTCTCAGGATCGCGGAGTTCCTCAACTACATCACACGGAACGATCTGGTACTTGGTGTCGAGTCCGTTACCGTGTCGGGTGATGGCATAGTCACGGTCCATGATCGTACCGTAACGAGCGAAGAACCCATTGAGGTTGTTCCAGAAGTTCGTGAGGGAGTTCTGGACGAAGCCGACCTGGGGAACGGTGAGCTTCTCTCCAACCTCAAGTTCGAGTCCGAGAGCCTTAGCCTTCTCGGCGACCTCACTCGTTACCTCGACCTCTTCGGTGACATCGGAGTACTCGAACTCTCCACGAGAGATTTGCTTCTCTTCACGAAGAACGGCGAGGGAGATGGCGATGTCACGAGGACGGTAGGGACGAGTGGTGCCATCCGCGTTCGGCTGGACCATGTCTTCGCAAATGGGGCATCGACGGTTCTTGTCGAGCTCCTTGGTGCATACGAAGGTACGACGCTTTCCGTCGTTGCAGGGGATGTACTCGTGGAGACCTACTACGATAGGGTCGTCCGAAAGATTGCGGAGGATCTTGAGGTCACCCTGACCCGTAGAATCCTTCCAGTAGATCGTGAACCAGGAACCCCCTGAGTTCTGGTTAGTCGACTGGGCCGCCTTTTCAACTGCTCCGAAACCGCTTCTGAATGACATTGTGTTCTCCTAGGTGTATCTATGGGTAGGACTTTAGTCCGTACTACTAATTATATAAGAATTCCTATAATCCATCAACTGCTAGTTGCTTTTTAAGTCTCGCCTCACTTAGGAAACTCACTTCCCGATTTTCGAAACGCTTGACGACTTCTTCGGGAGGAAGACCGGCAAGATCGTCCGCTTGACCTGTCTCGTTGACTACACTCACACTTGTGTAATCGCTTAGTCCCCTCAAGAGTCTCAAAGCCCCACTCTTGCCTGCTTGGTCATCGTCAAACCATATGATGACCTTCGAGTAGTTTCGTAGAAGTTTGATTTGCTCGTCCGAGACTTTGGCCCCAAGCGTAGAAGCTAGTCTTAGGCCAGGGAGTAGGCCTTTCTCTTGGAGGGTTTCGCCTACGAGAACCGAGAAGATCGACTCCACTACGAGGACTTCGTCGGATTCTTCACCACCCAGGTAGAGGACTTCACTCTTCGGAAACCCAGGTGAATTCTGGTACTTGGGTTGACTTTGAGGAGGGAGTGCTCTCTTTTGCCACCCAACCAACTCTCCATTCCAGAAGAGAGGAAGTGTAATGCGGTTCGATTCGGGGTCATACCCTACTCTATGGCGAATGATGACGTCATCTGAGACGCCACGGGAGGAGACGTAGGGGTGAATGAAGTTCCAACCATCGAGAATTTCGGGAGAGTAAGAGGGTAATATAGGTTTAACCCTATATTCAGGCGAGAGAAGTTTGTTGATCTCCTCAAGAAAGGACTTGGAGTCCTGATCTTGAACGCCTCGAGAGAGTTTCTGGATGACTTTGACGGCACCCTCCCAGGAGCCTTCCAGTTTCTCTAGAAGCCAGAAGAGGTCTCCACCTCCGTAAGCGAAACAGTGATAGAGTTTGTCGTCAACGCTTAGACAAGCCGTAGGAGTAGAGTCTCCGTGAGAGTGATGAGGGTCAACTCGGTCGATGAGACAACTGTGAATCAACTCATCGCCATTGGAGGAGTGGGAGAGCGAGATGTTATCGGCCTGGTAGTAGTCGAGAACGTCTTCGGCGTCTATGTTCTTGACGACCTGCAGGTATTGCCTTTTGTTAGCCTTCGCGATACTAGAAAAGCCACTTCTCATTACTCTACTCCGGTCACACTTGCGATAGTTCCACGAGACTCGATCTTCGTTTGCCCCTTGAGACTCCAGTTTAGAAGCCACTCTTCAGGGGAACCACGACGGATACCGAGAATCTTGAGGAACATAGAGTTGTTTGTACGAAGTTCACGTGACTGTTGAAGACCAAAGACGATGTCAGCGAACTGCTCAATCGAGGAGGAGACGGCGAGGTTTTGCATGCCAAGCTCTTCGCCTTCCTGGACGGAGGCTCGGTTCAACTGGACTGCCATAATAGTCGGGAACATCGACTCTTCGTCTTCAGAGATCGAAGACTTGAGGTCTTCCATGATCTCTTCGTAAGCGGAACGACGATCTCGATAGTCGCGTCGAGGCTTGATGAATGAAAGCTGGTCGATGAGAATGATGTCCGCCTCAACCTCTCGTGCTCTATTCACGATGGACTGGACAGTGCGGTCATCACGGGTAGGCTTCTCAACGTAGAAGTGTCCAAGAGAGGCGAACTCTTCCTGGGCTTCTTTGAGGTGGAGAACTTCTTCACGAGTGAGGTTGCCGTTGCTAATACTCGTCATGTCCAAACCGCTAATGTAGCCATCAAGGCGATCTTCCATATCCGGAACAGAGACCTCCATAGAGACGAGAAGAGGAGTGAGACCCTTCTTCCTCGCCTCAACCGCCGACTTACAGAGAAGTTGAGTCTTACCGGTCTTGGCGTAGGCGGAGACGACAGCGAGTTCACCTGGCCTAATGCCACCGATGTGCTTGTCAACATCAGGGAGGCCAAGACCAAACGGGTCGGGGTCGAACTCGGAGACTCGGGTAGCATAGCGTGATTGTCTCTCAAGAACGTTCGAGGAGATGTCGGAACGATTCTTCCTCTCCGTCACCGAAGCGAGAACCTCCCAAAGTTCCTGGTAGGCTTCACGTGCCGATTCGAGTGGGAGTTCGTCTAGGTCCTCGGCGGCTTTACGGAGAACATTCTGGACACGAGTCCTCGTGAACCTCTCCTGGAGTTTCTCAACAACCCAAGTCAATGACTCTTCGGGTTCAACAACCTCGATGGAAGGGAACTCTTCGAGAAGAACTCTCTTGGTCGGGGTTTTGAGAAGAGAAGAGTCCTCCCAATACCGCTGTGAGAACTCGAAAGCGTTCCGGTAGAGAGGGTCGTAGATGTGTTCGGGGCGAATACCGAGGTCGAGAATACGGCGAAGATGTCCTTGCTCAATGAACCCGAGTAGGGATTTGTCTAGATCGATCAAAAGATCGGCCTCCTTTCGCCTGAGAGAACCTCATTGATTTGCTTTGACCCCATGCTAGGACCCCGGTGAGTCTCTGGGGCTCGGAAGTCTTCGATATTCCACCAAATGCCTTTGTTCTTCTCAAAGATCAACGAGAGAACCTGGGGAGGGTAGATGGCTTCAAGGTCTTGCTTGGACTTGTTGGTGGTGATGAGTGTGGTTTGACCCGCCTGGGTTCTTCTTCGAAGAATCGTCTCGATGACTTCCTTCGCATGAACCGTCTCACGTTCACGGCCCAGATCGTCCAGGAGAAGAACCTCGGACTTGAACGTCTTCTCTTCGAAGAACTCTCTCCTAGCGTAGTCGTGGTAGCCGTTGTCGAAAGTCTCGATGAGTTGAGTTGCGGTCGAGGAGTAGCAAGAAACTCCGGATTTGACCAGGTCTTTGAGGAGAAGGGAGAGAAGCATCGTCTTACCAACACCAACTCCGCCGCCGAAGAGGAGACCTAACCCTCGAGAGATTAACTCCTTGAAGTTGTCTCGGAAGAGAATAGCGGTTTCGAACGGGCCTCTCTCCTCGGAGGTGTAGTCCACCCAATCGAGACGCTGGTAGGTAGAGCCGATATTGGAGACGCTGTAATGCTTCCAGAGTTGCCATTGGAGTTGGCAATCACACTCGTAAACGGTTCCACGAAACTTGTAACTCTTCTCACCACCGCAAGTGGGGCAAAACTCGTCGGGGTCTCTCAAGAATCGAGGATCCGTAGAGGCGAGGTAGGAGACTTCACTATCGGTGAGAAACCGATAGCGGAGAATCTCTCCCTTGATTGACCTCATTAGAACTCCTCGAAGATGCCAGAGACGACCGGCTTCTTGGCCTGCATAGAGACGACACCTGTCTCGTAGTTGACTTGAGTCGTCATATCGCGGTATTGACTCTCCTGCCAATCCGAGTTAGCCTTGAGAAACCATCCGGGGTAAATCGGACGATCGCCATCGGAGTAGTGTCGATAGCCGGAGTCTCGCCAGAAAATCCACTTGAGGAGGAGCTTGGGAGAGATGTCTCTATCCTTGAAGAGTTCGGTCTTCTCGAGACGAAGTACGGTGTTCCAGAAAAGTCTCGCGAACTTGAGTTCTTCCTCACGAGGAATGACCCTCTTCTGGTAGGTCAAGCATAACCAAGTGTAGTACTCTCCGAGACGACTTTTGTCGAAGTCCTCGACTCGAAGCGAGTACTTCTTCTCAAAGTTGTCAAGCTCTAAGAACTTCATTTGAACCTCCTGAAGTGTTAAAATGTGTCAGCGCCAGTTATCGTTCTTGTAGAATCCGTCGTAGACCTTGTTGGAATCACAAGAGAGGACGAGAAGCTGTGCAATACTAGTCCCTCTACGAACATAGAGAGGAATGCTTGGGGTAACCGTCATTCCGGTCGAACCCGAGTAGCCGGAATCGTAGAGACCTACCTCACCAGAGGCACCCGACTTGAAGAGAGTAGAGCGTAGAATAGAGATGGCGCATAGAGAACTCGTCAAGTGCACTTTCTCGTAGAACTCTATCTGGTAGGTCTTGTGAGGTTCGAGTTCGAGAATATCGTCGAACTCTACTTCAACGAACTCCGGGAGAATACGCTCCCCTTGGGTCAAGTCGAGGTGGCCTCGGATCTCATACACTCGATGAATACGGAGGTCAATCGAGTTGCAGGAGATGTTCTCCTGGAGAAGATTGGTGACCACTCCGAGGGTGGCAAGACGCCGTGGGTTTAGGACCGCCGTAGTCACGGGAGTTCTTTCTCAACTACGGCGATAGCCGCTTCGAGACTCTTAAACGCACTCTTGAGGTCGTCTAGAGGCGTGTTGAGAGGAATCGTGGTTCTTACGACAGTCGGGTTGTTGAGCTTGATGGCGAGAATCAAGTTCTCTTCACGAGCGGTTTCGAAAAGCTCCCAAGCCGCTTCCTTGCTCTTGAGACGAAGAGCGAGCATCAGGCCACGTCCGTTGTATCCCTCAACAACGTTCGGGTACTTCTCCGCCCAAATGCGGTATTGGGCCGTCATGAAGCGTGAACACTCTTCGACGTTCTTGAGTAGCTCAGGAGTGACCTGCTTGAGAATCTCGAGCCCAGCGGCACATACGATCGGGTTCCCTCCGAAAGTAGTCAAGTGAGAGAGAGGCGGGTCCTGGAGTTTCTCGAAGTTCTTCTTCGAAGAAATGACCGCTCCGAACGGAAGACCACCGCCACCGGCCTTACCAATAGTCGTGATGGAGGCCCGAACGCTGTAGGTGTCCTGGGCGAAGAATTGTCCAGTACGGCCAAATCCGGTCTGGACCTCGTCGACTACGGTCATGATGTTGTTCTTGTGGCACCAGGTGAAGAGCTCATCCACGAACTCTTGGGGTAGAGCTCTACAACCACCCTCACCCTGGACGAGTTCGACGAACACGCCACCCAGGTTCTCGAGGAAGTCGGGTTCGAGTTCTTCGATTTGGGTGAAGAGAGGCTTGAAGGGGTCAATCCAGCGAGTGCAAGAGTCGTCTACCCCGAAGCCTTCACGATATTTGACGTTCCAGGTCAACTGCATCGGGCCATAGCCTCGTCCGTGGAAGGCCTTCGTTAGGGCTATGACGTTCTTCTTGCCCGTGATCTTACGGACCATCTTCAAGGCGAGGTCGTTCGCCTCCGACCCGGAATTCTGGAAGAAGACCTGGCCTCCTTCACCCCACTTCTCAACGAGAGCCTTAGCGTACTCGACCTGAGCGGACTGGACGTGCTCTCCGTAGACCGTAGTGTGTCCGTAGTCGAGTGCCTGTTCAACGAGTGCGAAAGTAGCCTTGTGGTTTCTCGCTCCTAGGGAGTTCACTCCAATACCGGAGGTGAAGTCGAAGAAAGATCGAGTCTCTCCAACTCCGGAGAAAGAGCCGTACAAGTACGGGCCTTCCGCTTTCTCTACAACGAGTCCGTAGGGGGACGGGGAGGTTTGAGCCACGTACTTTCGGAAATCTTGCTGGATGGTCACTTAGATGCTCCTAACTGTGAGTTGCGGAAGATGGAGAAGTTGAAGGGTTCTACGGCGCCGTCATGGGTCCAATTCGTAGTAGGCTCCTGGGACTCACCGATGAGGCAAATGCGTGTAGGCTTCCACTTCTCAAGAATTTTAAGAACCACTTCGTCCTTGAGTCGTTCTTCCGAAGCGATCGAGAGTGTAGAGACCCACTCCGGATTGAAGTCATGGTAGGGTCCATCATGGACGGAGAGTGTCGGGATGACGAGAGCACTCGTACCGGGAAGCGGGAAGATTTGACGACTAGAGAAGAACGGGAACCTTCCAGAAACCTCTACGCCTGTCGTGATTGCCCTAACGATTGCGTTGTCTTCACCCCTCCACGGATGCCTAAAGGATCCTGCGACGGGGACGAACTCCGTGAGGGGGGCATCTGAGACGATGATCTTAGTGTTGAGACAACCCGAGCCACCCTCTACAGAGACGTCCTCGGCGAGGCCTTCAATCACCTTGACGTCCTTGAGGTCCTCCGGAGTAACGTAGGCAACCGAAAGAGCAGGTCCATAGAAAGCAATCTTGCCGTGGAACTTCTCCTGGTAGAAGTCGAAAACCTCATGAGAGCCATAGAGGATGAGACTATCGAGGTCTTCGAATACGAAAGTCTCTCGGTTGAACTCTTGAATGTCAAGCTTCTTGAGGAACTTGCCAAGAGACTCTTTGTCTTCGTAGTCTCGACTCACCGAGACACGGAGTTCATCCGAGAAGAGGAAGGGGAAGAAGAGTGACTCATAGGGGGTTGTTGACCCAGTGGAAGCCAGGACCACTCCGACCTTCGTGGAGACGAGTTCGAGTCTCATTCTCTCTACGAAGTCAAAGACGTAGTCCGAAGCGCTACCTCCGAGATAGTCGTTAACCTTGTCTCTCACCCTCTTAGGGAGAAGACCAACGGCCTCGAGATACTTCACAGCCTTCTCTTGAAGTGCATCCTTGCGTAGATAACTCATCGCCTTACCCTTTCGGCTGAGATAGAACAACCCTTCATGCTAGCCCCTGGAAGTCTCCCGAGTAGACGAATGTGATTCTTGTCTACTAGTTCGGCTCGGTCTTGAGTCTTGAGAGCGACACAAGTGGAGTAGAGGCCCGGGTCGAAGATGGTCAACTGGTTCGTCTCTTCGTCGATTCTAACCTGGACCCAATCCGGAATACGGAAGACCGAGTCAGTGCCTTCACCCCAGAAAGGAGAGTTGAGTTCGGACATTCCATACTCGGTCACGAACTTGACTTCACCCTTGTAAGAGAAGGTCTCGTCGAAAAGCTTGACGAACTCTTCTCGTGTGTAGTTTCGGGTGATGCCCTTATAGCCTCCAGTGTCGGTGATGATTGGGTTCTCTCCGAGGAAGGGTTTGAAGCCAAGTTTGCGGATCTCCTCCATGACGATGATGAAGAGGTAGGAGATCCCGTAGAGGAAAAGCCTGTCACCGTTAAGGGACCGGCGGGTCATCTCGATAACAAGGTTGGCCAGGTTACTAGCCACCTCGACCGTCACTTGAGGAGCCTTAACGAGTCGAAGAATGCTCTCCGGCTCAAGCTTCTCGCGAATCCCTACGTCGAACATGTAGGCCAGAGACGAGTGAGTCCATTCGGTGGGAGTAGGGATGAAGGCGACAGCGCTTAGACGAGGAATGTATCCGTAGACCTCATGGAATTGCTTGGAGATAGTCCTATCATAGACCATGGTGTCTTCAAGCGGGGTTCGGGAGGAGTTACCTGAGGTACCCGAGGACTCCCAAACCTTCACAGGCTCAAACCATCCGGACTTGACGAGGAACTTCGACTCTTTGTAGATCTCAATGGGAATCGGGACGATGTCATCGACGGACTCCCACTGGGAGGCATCTTCCCCCTTGAACTCAAGGAACTTCTTGTAGTAGGGGTTTAGTTCGGCTTGGATCTTTGCCATCTCGAGAATGGTGTCACTTGTGTGAAACAAGTTGAGAGACTTGAAAGAAAGCTCCTTCAACCATTCGAACTCGCTATTCATCGTCCTCGCTCCGTTCCCCAAATCGCTACGTGGACCCTCATCGAGAAGTTGTATCCGAGTTCGAGTGCCTTGTCGATGACGAGTTTGGCGTGTTCCTGGCAAGCCTCATGCGTTACACCCTCAGGCATAATCCATACGCTTCTAGGACTAATGCCGATGGTGTGGCAAAACTCGTGGACTTCGTCGAGGTCTTCGAGAGAAGCGCAAACGAACTTGAAGTCCGCACTACGAGAGTTGAGCTCCTTGAGAACCTCAGGCCTAAACCGGACTCGAAGAGGGTTACCGGAATTCTCGAGCTTCGGAGAAACAGAGAAGAAGACGCGGAGGTCATCGTCGAAGTGCGGGGGCTTGAGAACCCCGGCCGTTTCGAACTGGACCAAGCACCCCTTAGAGAGAAGAAGGTTGACTAGCCCCTGGATCTCGGACGCCTGGAGGAGAGGCTCCCCACCCGTGAGAACGACGAGGTCACCTAGCCTAAGCCCGAGACTATTAAGCTTCTCGACAACTTCCTCGGAAGACATTTGATGCTCTTCGAGAACCTGGTTGTACATGACCCCCTCACGATGCTTTTTGGCCTTGTTCTCGGTGAAAGCCCAGGTGTAGGGAGTGTCACAGAAAGAGCATGCGAGGGGGCAACGAGAGGTTCTCACGAAGAAGGCTCGACGACCCGTGAATCGCCCCTCACCCTGAATCGTAGGCCCGAAGACTTCGTTAATGTTGAGGGTCATAGTAGTTCTCCTTCCTTAAGTTGTGTCTTGAACTTCTTGAACCCGTACTTGTCGAAGAAGTCATTGAGAGCGTCGATGTCGATTTCACCGGGGAGAAACTCACAGCTACTAAGAGGGAAGTTGGAGTAGGTTGCGAGCTCTCCACTCAACTTGATGAGCCGGTAATTAGTGCGGACTCGCTCGACTTCCTCTTCGGTGAACTTGTCGTATTCTTCGAGAAGAGCGTCGAGATCGCCGTACTCTTCGATAAGCTTCCTGGCTTTGGCAGGGCCAATACCCTTGATTCCTGCGATGTTGTCGGAAGAATCACCGGTCAAAGCCCAAATCTCAGGCATACGACGAGGAGTGAGAGGGAACGCATCGGACTTCTTCTTGTTGAAGATCGTCTCCGGAGCCTTACCCATGGAAGGCTTCACGACGGTGATTTTGTCACTGATGAGCTGGCGAAGATCGTGATCCGTGGAGATAATCACCGAGGGAACACCGAGTGCCTCCGCGTTGAGTGCCGCCGCCGCCATAATATCGTCGGCTTCGACGTTCTTCTCGCGGTAGTGTCGTACTCCCAGAAGACTAAGAGCTTTCTCCAAAGGACCGAACTGGGTGAGAACTCCGTCCTTCTCCGAGTGAACTCGATTTCCCTTGTAGTCCTGGTCGAGAGAGGAGCGATACTCGCTCTTACCCCAGTCAAACGTCCAGAGAATGTGGGTCGGCTGGAAAATCCGGTAGTACTTGAAGAGAGAAGAGAGTGCTCCATAGACGCCTCCGGTCAACTCTCCGTCGGCGTTCTTCAGGTACTCGTACCCGTCCTCGGTCTTCCAGCGGTGAGCGAAGAAAGCTCGAATGAGAAGATTGTTCCCGTCGAGAATCAGGAGAAGAGGGTCTTTACTGGCGGCCATAAGTCCATCCGGAATCTTCCAAGGCCTGAGCCCTCTTGAGTGCTTCAACGTCTCCAACGGCATCGAAGTAGAGAATAAGGTTGTGAAGAGACTTCACGGCCTGGTCGGCGAGAGGCTTCCACTCGAACTTGAGTGCGGGCCAGTTCTTGTCACCCGAGTCTTCAACCGACTTCCAGGCGCTGAGATTGAGTCCTGCGGCAAACGGAGCGGTGGTATCGTTACTACGAAGGTTTGCCGGAACCTTCTCCTCGAACTTCTTGTAGAGGGAGAACTCCCAGAGGGTGTTCATTCCCAGGAGGTGAATCTCCTTCTTGCAGGTCGCCTGGAAGTCTTCACTAAAGAGGAAGGCGGCACGTCGACGGGAGTGTTCCCAGGACTTGTGACTCGTGGAGAAGGAAGGGAGTTCAATGTCGGTCGTGGTCTCGAACAGGAGATCGTACGGAATACCAATCGTCGTGATTCGGTCATCTTCTTCGTACTCTCGGAGAAGTTCGAGAACCTTGTCTCGGTCGTCTCCCTGGAGAACTGCCATGATTCCGGTCCCATAGGGGATCTGGTTGTTGGAGTCATCCAGGAAGGAGAAGGTGCGCTCTCGGGTCTTCTCGAGGTTTCCGAGTACATCCGGAGCAATGACCTCGTAGGGTTGGATCTCAGAGATCATGTCGAAGAAGCGAGCTCCGTAGAATCCCTCACCGAGCTCGTCCGCCCCGTTATCGAGGATTAGAGGAGCGGTTCGGTTCTCGTGGAGGCTTTGGGTGAGCTTGAGAGTGCGCTTCTTGTACTCCGGGGATTGCTCTACGAGGTGTGCAAGAGCGTAGGACATGGAACCGAGGTCCCAATGTTGCGCTGCGAAAGGTGGGTTAACTGCTGCTTTCATATCAACTCCTTACTAATATTATAAGTTTTCCTATAAAAGACTTCAACTGGAACAGGTTTTTAGGAACGTCTTTTCATGTTCGGGATTGAACGGAATTGCCTTGGGAAGGTTGAAGTCTACGCACCACTCTTCGATAGGAGCTCGATCACCACAGGCATGATCGAAGAAGGCTTGAACGAAGCGGAGACACTCTTTGAACTCTTCTACGTCAACCGTACCCCAGAAGAAACGGAACTCAACTGTGCCATGCTTCCGGAGACTACGAAGATTCACTCCCGTCCTAGGCGTAACCGAGTAGGTGCGACCCTTCCCGTTCCTGTGTCTCGGATAGTGGGCTTCTACGAGTTCGTCAATCGTCTCCGCCTTGAGAGCCTCCTCCACGCAAACAGCGGGAACAACTCGATACATCCAGGAGTTGACTTTCCCGCGGTAGGACTTCCAGTTCTTAACCGACTCCTCATCAAGTCCACCGGGGTTGGGAGTAGGCGAGAGTTGGTACTTGACGAAGTCCTTGATCTCAACGGAGTAGGTGAGAATCTTCTTCGCTTCCTCCAAGGTCACTCCACCGATGTGAATGTGGGTGAAGGAGCGGTAGTTGACTCCAGGATTGCAAACCGACTTGAGGGTAGCGAAGTTCTCCACCAACTGGGAAGCGGTCAAGGTCGGAACCATGCAGATCTCACCACCCATGTGGGTGTGGCCATAGGCGGTGCCGTCCAGGTTGCAGACGTCGGTTTCTTTGTCATCGAGTACTCCCAAGTAGCCTGGAAGTTCAATGCGAGTATCCCAGTCGGTCCATTCGAGTTCGGCTCCCCAGGTGTTGATCATTAGATGCGGCCTCTCTTGAAGAGTTCGAGAACCTCATTGCGGGAGTTGATGTCGAAGAAGAAGTCGCCTTCCATGCAGGAAGTGACGGTGGGAGCGGAGGAGCTAACACCACGAGTACTCATGCAAGTGTGAGTGCCCCTCACGATGACGGCAATGTCACTTGCGCCTACCATCTCGCGGATCTGTGCCGCAACTTCGTTCGTGAAATCCTCCTGGAGAAGAGGAAGGTTGCCGATCGTCTTCACGAGTCGAGCCAACTTCGAAAGGCCAACCGCTCTACCACCAGGGACGTAGGCGACGTCTACATCGTAGATCACTGGGAGGAAGTGGTGGGGACAAAGACCCGAAGCCTTGATTCCGGACTGGGAGACAATCCCACGATAGTCGGAGGGGAAGGAGCTCAACTTGTAACGGTAGAGTTCATCGGCCACCTTATCGAGAGGACGGAAGTGGCCGAGAAGGAAACGAGAAACTCGACCAGGAGTCCCAGCGAAGTTCTCGTCACTGAGATTGCATTGAAGACCCTTGAGAGTCTCCGTCATACCCTTAGTGGCCTCTTCGAGTCTCTTGTCTTCGCCGGAGGAGGGAGCACAATCCTCACAGAGGAAGAAGACTTCCTTGTCGGTGTAGACGTGAGGAGCCATGTAGGTACCTGAATTGTGGACGAGGCTATTCACCTTCTTGCCACTCTCCAGGAGCTCGTCATCGGTCTTGCGGCAAGAGATGCAAACTCCGGAAGACTTTTCGATCTTCTTGAGTGCTCCCGCCGTGTAGGAGAAGAGAGTAGAATTCATGTTGTGTTGTCCTAGTTAGAAGTAGTTGTCGTACGAGGTGTGGAAGTAGATTTCATCGCCTTCGAGATCGTGAATGCGCTGTACGAACTCCTCCACGAGTTCATGCACTTCCTTGTCCGGATCAGTGATGAAGACGTAGGGAGAGTACTCACCACTATCGAGAAGGAATCTCTCCTTGAAGGCTTCGTCGAACTTCTCCTCGACCTTACGATGGAACTCTTTGTCCTGAGGTCGTACGCCGTCGTCTTCGAGTTCGAGGAAGGAGGGCATCTTTTTCAGGACTCGGAAGGTAAAGAATTCACTCTCTTCCGCTTCGCACTCGTCGATAACCGGGAGAGAAACCTCACCACCCTCGGTTAGTTCGGCATAGACTCTCTCGTCAATCGCACAGCGATCCGAGATGAGGAAGAGAGGGTCACGGAACGAACCGTACTCGTGGATCTTCTCATTCCTCTTGGTGGAGCAAGCGGCGGGTAGAAGAGCCTCACCCTTCTCACCATTCTCCCAACCCTGCTCCTTCATGACCTCACGAGTGAAGGAGGGAAGAATCTCCGGCTTCCTCTTCGGATAGAGTCGCTCAAGCTTCCGGGAGAGTTCCTTGATGAAGGTGGTTTTCCCGGAGCCATGAACTCCCGAGACGCTAATGGCGAACATTAGGAAAGCTCCTTGAGGTTCTCAAGCGTCGACTTGATGAGAAGATAGCGCTCCTCACTAAGACGTCCGCTGTTGTATAGATTCTCCGACAACTTAAGAACGAGCTCCTCGGAGAAGTCTCGAATGTTCTTGTCGGTGCGTGGGATGTCGGGCGCTACACCCTCGCTATCCTTGAAATAGCCGAGGTTTTCGGCGGCTCGAACCCAGGAGCTAGACTTACCGAAAAGTCTAGCAACTTCTTGAGTCTTCATTCTATCACTCCCTGATAACAAAACGAGGAGACGACCAATCTCCGGGCTTGACAAAAGGTCGAAGCTCCTCAATGCTAATGGAGCCCGACTCGATTGCCTGGTCAAGTTTTTCGGAAGACAACGTGTAGGAGACGGAGGCGGGGATCTCAACCTTGTCGAAGAGAAGATCCAGGTTGTCCTTGAAGGCTTCCTTGAGACCCTCCGAGTCGATGGTTGCCTTCTTCCGGGCCCCACCCTCTCGACAGAACCTGACTCCATCACTGGAGACAAGACGTCCAGGCATCTGGGAGACCGGAGTGTCACTTTCGACGCCAACTGACTCGAACTCTTCGTCAAGACTAGAGAAGACGTATTGACGGAGGAGTTCCTTCCTGGCCTGGAGGGCGTTGAGGATCTTCTCGGAGCGGTGGTATTCGGCGGCGAGAAGATCGACTTCCTCCTGGGTGAGCTTACGAGGCTCATCGAGAGTGAGGTTCTCGAGAAGGTTCTCTTCGTAGTCGAGGAGAGCCGCGGAGAGACTTTCAAGAGCCCCGGACTGGAGTAGTTCCGTGGTCGTCTTCTTGAAAGACTCGATGGCAGCCTTCTTCGTCTCCTTCTTGGCCTTCTCAGGCTTCGAAGAAACGATCGTGGTGAGGATCGTAGCGAGTTCTTTGTTTGACATGATTGCCTCCTGAATGGCTTATAGGCTTCTCCTATACCTATATTTTATAGGAAACCCTATAAAAGGTCAACTTGAAAGGGGACGAAGTTGTTGCGTCAACATAGAAGTCAACTCTTCGACGGTGGGCTCAATGAGAGTCTTGGAGAGATGGTCGACTACGAGACGAAGTTCTCCGTCCTCAGGGACGCCATTCCAGGAAGCACCGGCCGAACAACCCGGCTTGACCCAGGCCTCTCCATTCACAGAGATAGTAGCATTGAGTGAGACGTCTACTCGAACTTGAGTGATCTCCGCCATCTTAGTCCCCGTAAGTTGCCATTGAGGTCGGAGTCTCGTAGAGGTGAACCCTCTTCACGCGAACTTCGCCCTTGTTGAGAAGGTTGCTCATCCGTCCGAAAATGAAGGCGGCGAGGTTCTCAGCGGTAGGAACGAAGGAGGAGACGGAGAGATTCCAGTTATGCGGAGTGTCCTTGAGCTTGAGAACCCAATTCTCCTGGTCGACTCCCTCGATCTTGTCTTCGCCAGAGACGTGACTAATGCGGTAGGCGTCGAGAACCTCTCCATCGCCTACGTAGATGAGGGTACCATGGTCGAAGAGGTCGTGAATCTGGGTCTTCATAACCTCCTTGAGGTCGCCGAAATCGATGACCATACCCTCGGAGGAGTTGTCGGGATCGTCAACGAGAGGACCTTCGACCTCAACGAGAAGACGATAGCGATGGCCGTGAGGATTACGGCACTTCGACTTGTGGTTAGGGACGCGGTGGCCCATATCCCACTCAACTTCCTTGGTAACAGTGAACTTTCTCATGTTCTTCTCCTAGTTGGTGAATTGTGAACTTGTACAAACTTTATGTGCGTCTAGGTCATAGCGTGGCTCTACGAGTCTAACACTCTTCAACTTGAGTGAAGGACCGAAAGGAACCGGACTTGTCCGGCCTACGACGCTTAGAACTCGCGGGTATTTGCGGTCTAGAGAGGACCAATTAGAGCGGATCGCGTTCCAATAAGCCTGGTCTTCTCTAGAGGGGTAGAGTTTCCCTACCTGGACACGTTTCTTTCCGGAGAACACGGACAGCGTAATGTAGTTGAGTAGAGGCTTGTTCTTCAATTGCCTCTCCTCGGACTTCTTAGAGAAACCATCCACGAAGACGTAGAAGTGACTCCTCTCGGCGTAGGAGAGAAAGTCTCTACTAAGACCGGAGGCGACGTGCTTGAAGGTTAGGCTCGGGATGCCTTCTTCGAGAAGAAGATTAGCCACGTCTTCGAAGTGTGCTACGTCAGTGTAGAAGGGAGAAAGCTTTGTGCTTCGAGTACGACACTCCTCGAGAAAACTTCTCCTCGCGTGGAAGCCGAGTTCGGAGACCTGGATCCCGTTGTACTCGTAGATATCTTGGAGAATAAGGGTAGGCGTCCCGAACTTTCTCTGCAAAAGAAGGGAGGCTTCGGGGAGACAAGCGAAGACTTGGAAGGTCCTCACGGTGGAAACCGAGGGAACACTAATGCCTGAGACGGTGAGATCCTCGTTTAGACACCCGAGTTGTCCGAAGAAGGTAGTTTCATCGGAGAGTTCTTCATTGAGCTCACTAGCCAACTCGGGTACCCAATCAGCGAGATCGACTCCGTTGCCAGTCTTGAGAGTGACGACACTTTCGGACTTCTCAACGAGGACGCCTACTCCGTAGTACCAGGGAGTAAGAACCCACCCCTCTCCGGGGATGGAGTCCGTGGCCATTCCTGGCACTCCGACGACTTGGTAGATGTCTTTCATACCTATATTTTATAGGTTTTCTTATAAACAATCAACTGGAAAGTGCGCTCTACGGGACTCGAACCCGTACGCCATAGGCGGTGGATTTTAAGTCCACTGCGTCTGCCAATTCCGCCAAGAGCGCAACTTCCCCAGGCACTGAGCACCGAGCACCTGGGGAAGAGTACCCCCACCGGGACTTGAACCCGGAACTCGCGGATTAAAAGTCCGCTACTCTGCCAATTGAGTTATAGGGGCAAGCTTCCGGACTAGGATTCGAACCTAGACCAAGGGCACCAAAAACCCTTGTGCTGCCATTACACTATCCGGAAAGGAGGAGAGACTAGTCGCAACCCATTTTTCACTCATACTAGCCTCTCCAGCGCCTCCGACAGGACTCGAACCTGCAACCTCGGGATTAGAAGTCCCTCGCTCTATCCGTTGAGCTACGGAGGCTAACTCTCGCCCAGGAAGGAAAGACAAAAACTGGGCAAGAGAGTGACTCTCACCGGGCTTGAACCGATGACCTCTTGGGTGTAAACCAAGCGCTCTACCAACTGAGCTAGAGAGTCTTGAACTCCTTACGGAACTCGATGAAGGGAACCGACGAGTTCGTCGTAGGAACTAAACTTGCCTACGAGAAGATACTTCTCAAGGGAGAATCGTGCGTTCCTAAAGCCGGATTCCAGGACAACTCTCCCGGTCGAGACGATCGGAGAGATGAACTGGTAGAGATAGTAGGCGTCTCGAGTAGATTCGCCCTTCTCGTACTCTTTAGTAAGAGAGTAGTAGGGGCTAATTTCACTGAGAACCCACTTCGCGAGTTTCGAGATCGACTCACCCTTGCGGAACGGAGGGAGTTTCGCTTGGACAGCGAGTTGGACGCCTCCCTGAATGCCGTCCTTGGGAGCACCCGTGAACTTCTTCGGAGTGAAGATGTAGCCAGACGTGGAGCCCCTTCGAAGCATCGTCACGCATCCCTTGAAGTACTTGGAGAACTCGGACTCGGTCCAGGCTTCGTCATTGAAGTCGACTTTGTAGCCGAGTGGCGTGATCTGGAAGTAGTGTGGCTCATAGAGCTTCATGTCGATGAGGACTTCGAATTCGGGGAACTCGTTCATGATGTCTCTCCTTGGAGGTGAGGTTGTCTTCCTTACACCTATATTTTATAGGAAAACCTATAAAAGGTCAACTTGAATCCCACCATTTTCCGCTTGGAATGCAATAGACTCAAACTGGCATTGAGAGACCATTGCCCGATAGTAGAACGAGAGTGCCTTGAAGAACCCTACGCCGTTCTTGACACCAGAGATGGCGAGATGAAGCATCCGGAAGGGTGCACCTTGATCGGTAGTGATAGACCCGCGGACACGAAACTTTTCAAAAGCCTTCTCGTAACTATCCAGGAAGACCTTATCGGCGTCTTCGTCCGTGGTCCACTGTGCGATTCCGGTGAAGAGTTGAGAGAAGAGCTCGACTTCGAAAGTATCACCCTCATCGAGGAGGAAGCGATAGAAGGAGTCAACCTCCTTTCTCGACATTGCACCGTTCTCTCTCAAGAACTTCTCAGAAATCATTAGAACTCCTCGTAGATACCGTAGTTTGTAGGACGCACGTACTTCTTTTCACCGACTTCGACGAAGGCTTCGCCGTCGTGAGTCATGATCTTCTTGAAGTGACCCTCCTCGAGAACACGTCCACCGGGACCTGCCACTGTGAAACCGGCCCAATCGCGGAAGTCGTCATCGGGTTCTTCGTACCTATCCGCATCAATCTCGGAAACGTACTTGCGTCCCTGGACGATGAGTTCTCGGCAATGTCTCTCGTTCTCATCATTGAACATTACGAATGTCTTTCTCGGGTCAACTTCGTCACGGAAGAGTTGTGCCTCTTCGCTGACTCTCTCGAGTTCCTTGTCGGGGCCGAGCGGGTCGACGGGAAGTTTGAAGTCGATTGTGGCCGGGAGGTTGTAACGGGAGGCACGGGTCCTGTAGAGGTTTTGCTGTTCCTTGTCGTGGTCTTTAGAGTAGGAGACAGCGATAAGGTTTTGTCTCTCTCCTAAGCCGAGTGCCTGGCTATCGTAAGAGCCGTAAGCGCCACCGGTACGAGAGTGGAGGAACCCGTAACCGGAGGTGATGCTAACCTGTTGCTTGACAGCGATGTCAAACGTACTACAATCCTCGCTAGGCTCGAACTCGGACGAGGAAGAAGTCAAGCCGTTGAACTCGAGGCGATCAACAACGTCACGAGAGATTGACTTCTCTTTGATGTAGTAGGAGTCACGGAGGAGAAGACCGTGAGCGTCGTACTGGTAGCGTTCTACGTCAGGGGCTTCACTATCCCGTACCTGGTATAGCGGTTGGCCAAACTCTCCAAAACGAGGGAAGTTCTCTCTCGGTACATGTCGATTCTCCGAGGAGACATGGTCTCGGTCCAGAACTCTTCGATCGGAGAAGTTAGGTTCCCCGAGACGATCGTTAGTGACTCGCTCATTCGTGCAGGTGAGACGAGGTCTGCCCGAAACTGAACAAGTCCAAGAAGTCGGAAGAAGATCGCTTCGGAGGGAGAAGGATCGACTATCTCTAAAGATACTGCGAGGTTCTGGAGAAAGTCCTCCCGGTACTTGAGCCGATAACCCGTCGAAATAGTCAAACCAACGCTTTGGACACCGTGACTCTTTCTTCGTCGAAGTTCGGTAATCCAACCCGATAGAGCGAAGTCTCTCCTTAATACTACTGGGGTGGAGAGGTCTACGAGTGAGGGGTCCAGAAGATACAAACATTCTCCTTCCTTCGCGGCAATACTCTTTACCAGTGACTCGAGGAGAGAAGTCCTCAACCGTCTCAGGAACCTCGCCTGTCCTGCAATAGATCCGGTAAGCTTCGAACATCGTATCGTTTTGTCTCGAGAAGGCGGCGTAGAGCTCTGCGGCAGGAGTCGTGGTCGGAGCGAAGGTGAAGACGAACCACTGCGAGTGGGAAGCATGGGAGGAGTGGTGGAAAGCCCCATCGGGGAGGCCGCTTCTCCACTCGAGAGTCCCTAAATAGAGGTGAAGAATGTGGTTCTTCTCGAGCCACTCACAACCGGACCGTACCGGCTCAAGCCACTCGGGACGATACGACTCGCCCTTCATCCTCCCTTTCCAGAAACACTCCTGGCGGACGGAGTAGCTCCCGAGAACCCAACCATGACCCTTCTTCGTGATGAGTTTCTTGAAGAAGGGGTAGAGCGAAATAGCCTGCAAGGCTCCAGACGGGCAACGTCCGTTGATGTGGTCGAACTCGAAGAGGCAATTCGGGAAGAGTTCCCTCTCTACGAGGCTCAAATCAATGCGTCCCCAGGTTCTCTCCTTGTTTCCCCACTGAATAACCCTACGGTAGAAGGGGTCAAGCATGATGAGATCAAGAGACTTCACGTAGTTATGGGTAGACCAAACCGTACTCTTGGTCTTGTCGAGCTTCTCAGTGAGTCTCTCAAGCGAGAAGAAGCCGAGTTCCGTGACACTCTTGGAAAGCTCGATCCAGATTCGAAGACCAAGGAAGGATTGTACTCCCCTCTTCCTAGGGTCTCCATTGTAGCAATTGGAGACAACGTCCTCCATCCATCCCTTGGGGAGGAAGAGGGGAGTAGTATTCTGGGTGAGTGCTCTCTCCTGGAAAACCTCAGGGTTGATCTTCACGCCTTCGAACCAGAGGTTGTTCACCCAAGCTCGAACATCCTGGATCTTCACGTGAGGCGTAGGGATGCGAGTAACTTCCTCAAGCTTCCTACCAACGTAGACGGTCCGAAGGTTCCCTTTGTAGACCAAATGACGCTTGAGACGAGTCTTGAAGAGTTGAATAGCGCCTTCTAAGCCGTACTTCGCCACGTTCTCTGTGAAGAAGACGCGGTAGAACTCGACAGCTACGAGAATCTCATTGAGTTCAACGTTGTCCTTCTCGGTGAACTCGGAGAGCTTCTTCTTGAAGAAGGTTTCAACTGTGTTGCCTTTGTTCTTCCAGCTCGTAAGACTCTTGCCTAGAAGAATGTAGGGCATGTACACGTCCTCGACTACTTTGTTGAGGAAGGTATCTAAAAATTGTGAAGCCATTGCTCCGCCTTCGAGATATGAGAGCGTGTTAGGCTTCTATTTCCGCCCCTCCGGAAGAAAACGGTAGTACTCCAAGGCGGAAGAGAAGGACTACCCCGGAGGGACGGGAATAGAAGACTAACACTTAGTTTTCTCGTTAGCTCCCTACGTCCGTCCCCTCCGGATCAGGAATGGTGGCCTTCTCTACAAGGAAAAGAAGACCACCCCCGGAAGGGACAGAAGTAAGGGGCTAACCTTGCTTAGTAGCAAGAGGAAGCTTCCTTTACTTCCTATACACATAGTATATAGGTTCTCTTCGAAGAAAACAACTGCAAAACGAAAATTGCTCCAAATTGCCTAGAAACTCCCGGAATCTCAAGAGAAATTGCCAAAGGTTGTATGGCATTAAGAAAGAACATTGTTATAGCTTCGCAGCAAAGACACTCTCGAAGAGTGTGTCTCGGTTTGGTCAGAGCGATCGCCTGAGCCTCGCGAGGGCGGGAGCGTAGTGACTTTACCAGAAGATGAGAAAGAGAATTCTTCGAAGACGTAGTCTGAGAAGAAGACTCTTTGAGTCTTCGCTTACGAATACCCGATAGGGTATGAGTATCGTAATCTTTGATTACTAATGTCAAACAATCTTTACAATAACCGTAGAGAAGTGAAGAGGTCCCGTGAGAGGGTGAGAGGAGAAGCGGGTTTTGGCGAGTAGGGAGTGGGTTTTGGCGTAGAGAAGATGTGAACTCGCGTAGAGGACAAAGAAACCCACCCTCCACATCGCCGTTGATGCAAAGGGTGGACGGCTAAAAAGTACGATCAGGCTTTGTCTTCCTTCGACTTCTTGAAGAGTTTCTTCTTCTTGAGCTCCTTGAGGAAGTCGAGTCCAAACGCTTCCTCCGTCATAGAAGACGAACGCGAGAATGACTCTTGAGTGCCTTGAAGCGAAGAGGAGAGAAGGCGTCTTTCGTTGTTGACTCCCCAAATGTACTCTTCAACCGTGTCTTCGTAGTAGTAGAGACGCGATTCGAGTCCGTCCAGAAACGTGTCAGCCCTGTCGATTCTATCATTCCTCTGCATGAGTGTATCGTAGTCGTAGGGGCAATCGAAGTTGATGACGACTCGTGCTTCAGGCATGTTCATTCCATGCGATCCTGCGTCAGAGGATAGAAGAACATTACATTCAGGGGTTGTCTTGAACCTCTTTTTGGCTTCCTCGTTTTGGAGAGTCGTCTGGCCACCGTAGTGAAGTGCGTGAATGATTCCACGAGACTTCATCTCACGCGAGATGATCTTGAGACTCAAGTTCGTCCAGTGAGTGAAGACGATGACCTTGTCTCCCCCCTCGACAATCGATTCCACGTCATCTAAGACTCGCTCAAGCTTTGTCGAAGTAGACGCCGAAAGCTTCTTGAGGAGTTTCGGAGGGAGTTCAAGAGCGAGTTCCGAAGTCGTCTTCAAGAGTGACTCACCTGTTAGGCAAGAGTAGCGGAGAAGGCGGAAGAATTCGAGTGTACGAACCGACTTGCCATCGTAACGGCGATCATCTTCGAGCCACAAATCCTCGAGGTAGTCGTAGAGTTCACGATCCTCCTTCGAGAGTTGGAGTGGAATCGCTTGGAATGACATTTCTTTGAAGTACTCACGGACGCCTGGATCGGACTTTCGGATGGCGAGAGAGTAGGGAAGTACCCTTCTCGGGGCCAAACGCACTTTGTCTAGGCTATAGATGTACTTGCGATTCTCCTGCTCGATGATTCGACCCGTACGAAGGCGAACCTTGTACGTCCTCTTCTCAACGTGGTCGAGATAGTCTTTGCGGAAGTCCTTCAAGGTTCCAAATGGGTTCTTCTTCGACCACTGGAAGACTTTGAAGTAGCGTTCGGCGGAGTTGCCTACCACGGACGCTGTCATAGGCCAAATTACAGGCGTACAAGCCTTGAAAAGCGATTGGAGACCTTCACGTGCCTGGTTCCCGTTCACCACCTTCTGGACCTCGTCTAGTACGAAGAGAACTCGCTTCCCTTCGATGAGGTTCTTGAGGAGTTCAAAGTCGACCGACCTGCGAGCCTTCTCGTAGTTGAGAATGTACACGTTGAAATGCTCGTTTAGATCGTAGAAGCGTCTTCTCGTCGCCTTGTCTCGATCCGGGATGCAAGGTGAGAGGGTCGTAGAAGTCTCGTAGAGTCTCCTAATCTCAGGCTTCACGGTTCGAAGAGTGAAGAAGAGGACTAAATCGACTTCGCCTTGGTTGATGAGGTACTGCGATCCGGCCGCGGCAACCACCGACTTGCCTGTTCCTGTCCCCATGTTGAAGAAATAGAACGGGTCACCCGTCTTCTTTCTCTCTAGAGCCAGGTTGAGTGCCAAGGTTTGGTAGGGGAAGAGTGAACTCTCTTCTTGCCCCCTTTTGAGGGTGAGTCCAGGAATGTTGAGAGGCTTAGTGTAGGCCTGGAGTTCGTGGTAGAGGTTGATGCTCTCCTGGGATAAGAGGACGTCTAGGCCTACCTTGTTGAGCTCCTCACTGACGTCTTCGGGGTCGTCGAAGGGGTTCTTGAAGAAGACGTGGAGGCTCCCTTGTACTGGGATGACTTCTAGGGGGAGTTTCTTTTGGCTAATGAGCGAGAACTTCTCGATGAAGACTTTTTGCTGTTTGGGGAAGTCCCCTTTTCCAGGTAGGATCACAGCGGTCTTCTTTGAGTCCGAGTCGTGGAGGAGGTTTTGGAGCTCCTCCATACTCGTGAAGACTTTCGTTGTATTCATACCTATATTTTATAGGAAAACCTATAAAAGGTCAACTTGACTACCGTTCAACTTCGTAGTGCGGAGTAATTTCGCACGAGTACACATAGTCCGTATCACTCATCATGGTGACTTTGAGCTTCATCTTGTTACCGAGTTGAGGGAAGACAAGTCGAGAGTTCGGGTCGAGGATAGCGTTCGTGGCATCGAGGAAAGTAGCCCCACCATCATTCGAGAGCTCGTACTTGATCGTTCTCTCGAAGACCTCAACGGACGAAGTGTAGAAGGAGTATTGCGACGATGAGGCGAGTCGGATCCTACTACCTGATTTTACTTCGAGATAAGTGGTCTCGAACTCTTCCCAGGCGTTTGAGGCAACACTAGTGAACGACACGGTTGAAGTCCCGTAGGTGAGTTTGTATGTGACTCCAGGCTCAGGAGAGTAGACCTTCACCCTAACGCGGAAGTACCCCTTCTTGACTGGGAAGGGTTTAGAGACGGGGATAGGGTCAACGCCTTTGATCGAGAGTCGTCCGAAGTTCATAGTGAGTTTACTCTCGTCAAGCATCGAGTATCTTCTATCGGGTCGGTCAACGACTTGAAGACCTACTTGGGTGTATCTCGAAATCGATGGGAAGATTTCCGAGACCACTGTCGCATCGGCTCGGGTAGCTGTTACGACCCCTTCGCCCTTCTGGCAGTTAGTAAGCGTAAACTCCCCGGTCGAGTAGTCCTCTACGCGGTAAGCGGTAAGGTCGGCGTTCGAAAGCCAATCCGCTCTAAAGACTTTGAGCTCCTTGATTCCAGCGAAGTAGCCTAACTCAACATCCCTCTTCACCGTCTTGATGTCGTAACGGTGTACAGAGGTAGTGGTGAATCTCTCTCGAGTGGTCAGCGTAGTGGTCTCTTTGGTGACGTCCGTGTTGTAGGTCGTCACGGTTGAGACGCCGATGTTCGACTTCTTTCTCTCGACGTGAGTCTCGGTCGTGTCAACCTGGACGAGATCCTCACCGGGGATTCGAAGTTGCTGGCCGGGGAAAATCCACCAACCGGGGTAACGTCTTGGGAGAAGATTGACGCGGTAGTCGCTGTCGATGAGGCTTTGATTTGCTCGGTAGATGTCTTGCCAGTTGACCCCGTAACGGGAAGCGATCTTGATGAGATAGTCGCCTCTTACCACGGTGTAGTATCGTGCTTGAGCAACCCACTTCACTCCACCCGTAGTGTAGGTTCTCTCACTCTCGGAAGTGCGGTGAGAAGTCGACTTTTGAGCATGGCTTCCACGGTAGACTACCGACGATGCCTTCTCAGTAGTCCAAGAGATCGGATACTTTTTATCGAAGTAGACCGGTGTATTCGAAATCGTCCTCTTACCAACCTCGATTTCGAGGTCATAATTGCTTCTCTTCCGAGTGCGTCCACGGGAAGACGCAGAACTCGAAGATTGGCTCTTCTCAATCGTCGTAGTGTCATTTGAGAGTGACCCGTCGGTGTAGGTCTTCGTGTTGGTTGTAGTAGTTGTGTCAATGATTGTAGTGTTTGTGGTCTTGTAAGCGGTAGCGATTTCTCGAGCAGTCTTCTTGACGTCGATAGGGAAGGTGGCGTAGGAAGTTTCGATGCCTGGCTCCCAAATCGGGTAGGGCTCCTCGGTGAGGTTAGTGATCTCAAGCTTGAGGAAAGTCATGAGTCTCGGTTGAGGGAAGAAGTACCACCCCTTGTGAAGCACATAGTCAGCCCAAACGGGAGTCCACACGAGTGACGAGAAGAAGGAGGAGTCCATACCACCACGGGGAGTGTCTTCCTTCGCCCAATCGACCGCCAAAACCGCGTTCGTGAGAGAGGTTTCGGGTACTTCTCCGTCCTTGGACTCGATGACGGGTGCCGGGAACCAATACGACTCAGGGTCGGTGGTAAGCGCTTCCCAAGTAGAGCTACTCAACTCTTCGCCGTGCTTGATGATGAAGTAACGGAGAGTCCCCTGAGGGGCTCTTTGCGTAATGTCTCCCCACTTGGTTATTAGTCCTATGTAGTATGTTTTTTCTATAGTCTCTTTACTACCAATACGAACTCGCATCGTAACGAGGTTGTTCTCATTCCTGGAAATGCTCCAGAAAACAGGTTGGTTAAACTCGAGACTAGCACCATAAATCATGATGTTAGAGTTGAGACTAAACGCCTTGCTAGGAGTTAGGGTAAATGAGAGTCCAGGAATAGAGAAGAGTGTCACAGTACTGGTTACCCTATTAACGTCCGTAATAGAGCCTGCGGCCCAGAACTTCCCGTTCTTGGGAGGGAACCCAAGTTTCCGAGAGTCGAGAACGACGTTAGCGTCATAGAGACCTGACTCCGTGCGAGTACCTGTCAAAGTCTTAGGTGAGAAAGCTGTTTCGTCTAGTCTAAAAGACCCCGTGGGTTGGAAAGTCGAGTAGTAGAGGTTGAGTTGCTGACCTGAGTAGACCGGATCAATCCAGAGACGATCGATGACCTGACTCTTACCCTGCTTGTCTCGACAGTCGACATAGAGTCCTGTCACCGCTTCAGGGGAGGGTTGAGGGGCCGACTTCCAGAAAGTAGTCTCATTGTCGTCTATGGCCTTGTTTGCGTCCCAGTCTTTGACCACATGGGTGACGAAGTTGCCGAGCGAGTCTTTCGTGCTCGGAACTCCGCCCGAAGCGTCTCGTCTCGTGTAGACTCGTCTCTTGATCTCGATGTTCTTCAACCCCAACTGGACGAGTTCGTCGGGTTTTTCTTCACCCTCAATGCGTCTCACAGCGTGAATCTCGAAGGAGGTGGCGACGATCGGGTAGACTTCTCTCGAGACTTGGATGAAACCCTCACCTTCACCCACTTGCACCTGGAGTACTACTCCGTTTTTGTCCAGTACAGGGAGTCTCTTCCCACCTCTATTGGTGTAGTAGAAGGTGAGAGTGGAGGAGGTGAGTTTCACCTCAAACGAAACAACTCCAATGGAGGATGGAGTGTTGAAGTCGTATTGGAGGATTTCAACGGTTTCGTCACTTCTCTTGCGAAGGTGAGAGAGCCATCCTTCGGTTTTCGGCTTTTCGTCGTTTGTACTCTCGCTTTTTTGCTTCTCAACGAGCCAATACGGGAGACCATCTACGCGGAGTCCGGACATTACTCTTCTCCTCCTCTAAACCACGGAGTGGTTGTTCTAGAGCTTAGTAGTTCTTCGGTGGCCAGAGAGTCACTAGGCGAGTACTCTTTCTGCGCAACTTCATTCGAGATCGGAAGTCGATACGCCGTTTCTCCGAGGAACTCGCCGTTTTGCTCCCCTACTTGAGTCTTGAAGTCTTCGAAGAACTCGGATTGCGACGAGTACTTGAACGAGTAGGCTTCGCCGTTCTGGTTTTTAGCGGGGGGAGCGAAAGGAGTCACACCGAACTTGCCACCGGGATAGTTGTCAGGCGAGTCGGCTTTAGGAACCGGAAGCCACTCCGTCCATTTCTGGACCGGAGCCTCGATCTGGTAACTAGACTCCTTGACTCTCTCCGACGTCGGAGTTTTTTGGCTCTGGTATGAAATACGCGTAATGCCAGTGCCTCCGAGTCGTCCCTGGACTTTCACTTGCCTATAGACGAGAGAGAACTCCTGGGTTGAGTTGAGTGCGGTGGTCGGAGACTCTTTCTTCTTCTCCGACGAGAGCCAATTTCGCTGGTCCCAAACCTCCTCCGCCAAGTACTCGGGTTCCGGAATGGCGGCCAGGTCGGGGATGCCTGTGACAAATCTTTGCACTTCGAAGTACGAGTCGGTTGCCCCTACCCCGCCGGGGGTGATCTCTTTATGCACCGAGAGACCTCGAGGGTCTACAGTGACGATACTATCCTGAGGCTTCACGAGGTCTAGGAAGCGCAGGAGTTTCGCGGTCTCTTCGCTACTCAAGTTGACTTTGTGAGGCGTGACGACGACTTCGTTGATGAAGCGTCCTGTTCCGTTTAGAGTAGCCGCCCTACCTAAATCTCCCGAGATTGTGGGGTTTTTCGCATACTTCCACACCTCAAAGATATCGGCCGAGACTCCGAGAATCGCTTCGCATACGAGCCGGAAACCTTCAACCGTACTCGCTACGGTGCATGCTTCCAGGAACTTCACGGAGCGGTTCTTGTACCTCTCATCCTTGACCTTGACCTCATCCCACTGGTCGGACGTTAAGCTATCAGTGGTGGGGTTGAAGCTATACGACTCCTCCGGGAGGCGGTTGAGTCGAAAGAGGTTGGAGAAGAGTCCATCAATGTCACGAAACTGCAAACTCTCAACCGAAGCTTGAAGCCTCAAGAGAAGGCTTTGGCGATTTAAGTCTCCGGCCCCGGCACTTCCCGAGAGCGCTTCCAGGAAACGGTAGAGGTGACTCCTCTCACTTCTAGAGTACACATTCTCATCGAAGTGATCCATGAGCTTTTGAGTACCCTTAGGAGGGAAGTAGGGTAAAGGAAGCGTGTTAGACATCACTGCTCTCCGAACGTGTTCGTAGACTTACGCGTGAAGCTAAAGTCGTCAAAGCGTGGCAACTCATCATCTTCAAGCTTGAAGTCGAAAGTGAAGGTCTGGATTGTCGTCTTGTCTCCGAAGAGGCTTTGAACACCGTAGTTTTGTACGCCATCCGAAGCGCGTGGGATCCTCACGGCGTCTACCCCAACCACTCCGTGAATGCAATGCTCAATGTCGGATAGTTGGATCCAATCGCCGAACTGGATCTTAGACGCCCAATCCGTCAAAGCCTTCTTGATGGAGGCATCGACCGTTCTCGTATCGTATCCAGTCTCGTAGATGATGAAAGCGTTCGCTCTTAGACTCCGGTATTGGGCGGCGTGGACCAGGACGTCGGTCGTGATTT